GGGGGACGCCTTGACGGGACCGGAGCGGCGACGCATTAAGCTAAGAGAATTTGCCCAAGAAATGAGCATGGGAAACTACACATAAGCAGCTAGCCTAAGCAGTCGGCCTAGCCTAAGTCATATGCCTAGGCAATTACGCATACGCAGCTAGTCTGTTAGAGCTAAGCCTACCCGGATAGGTGGGGGGTGGGCTTAGCGGTAAGGGAGCCTGTGAACCCGTCCTGTGGGGGGCCGGCGAAGCCGGCACCTTAGACCCGCCGAGCGAAGCGAGGCGGGGCGATTTTTGGGCACAAAAAAGGGCCCGCCCAAACGGGCGGGCCTGACTGGTGCTACTCTTGTTCCGCCTGCCATCTGTCGCCGGACGGGCAAGCGCTGAACAGTTCCGGTTTGAATGCGTCGAAAGCGCGCTCCCACCCGTAATTGATTGCGAGGTGGGCAAACTGGCGGCGGAGGTAGGTCGGGGTTTCAATGTCGCACAAACGTGCGGCAAGTTCGAAGTCGTCCGTGTCTCCATGCATGCGTGCCCAAAGGAGGGCGCGTCTGGCGGTGAGCATGTGGCTCGGGTGGTGGGTCTTGGTGGCCATTGTCGACCTACTGCAAGAAAACGGTGAGGGCTGCGGCGATGGCAGGGGCGCGGTCCGGCTGCTGTCGGAGGGCCTGCGCCCACGGTCCGAGGCTGCGGGGGCTCCGGCTGGGGATGGTCTCGACCGGGATTCCCGCGAGCCCGAGCGCCCGCGTCTGGCGGGCGTCCAGTCCGGGCCGGAAGGTCGGCTCCGTGCCGGAGAGAATCGCGGTCAACGTCTTCATGACGTGGGTTTCGGTCCCACCGGTCTTTGCCCGGCTGAGAATCTCGGCGCGGATGCTGCGGAGCGTCTTCACCTGAGCGGGGCTGACTCCCCACGGCGCGAGGTCCGCTCCGGCCTGCGGGGCCGGGGCGAGGTCGAGGTTGGCGGCGGGCATTTCGTAGCTGTTGAGGTCGATGCGTGCCATGGTACCGTTCTCCTTCATCAAGTTGCCCCCCGCTAAATTGCGGGCGGGCGTTTGGTCCGGGGGGAGGGCTGCGGCGCTTCGCCGCACCCTCGACTTGACCCCCCCGGAGGGAACCTTCATGTGCAGGGGTTACGAGTCGCAAGCCCCGCACCCCCGGCCAATGTCCCCCGAGGCTTTGCGAGGGGGACTTGGCCACATCAGGGGCGTCCGACCGTCCTCCCGCCGGACCCGGACCCAGGGCAGCAACCAACCGACTGAACAGCATTCTTTCATGTGCCCGTATATAGGACTAAGCAGTAGGGGATACACCATGATGGGATACACCAGAGAATGGGTAGGAACCGACATGTGCTGGTCATACGCAGGTCCCAGGTGGCTGATAGGTAGGCATTTGCCCGTGCATGCGCTAGGTAAGTGGTCGCTCTGGCCTGTGTTGCCCGTATCGTTAGGGCTAGGCTAGGGCTATCCAATGGGCGCTGGGCACTAGGGCCTACGGGGGGCCCCATCTGACTCGCTAACCCTGACATATAGCCACACAAGCTACCCAATAAAAAAACTTACAGGTGAATTTTGTATTATACAGAACCCGGTTTTTGTATAATAGCTTTATTGGGGTAATACTCTTACCCTAGTAGACCCTAGCTTTATATATATCTCTTACCCTTGTAGTATTAGTCTTATTAGTATTTTATATCAGGGTATTAACCGGAGGGTACAAGATAGGGGGGTATGGGGGGGAAGGGAGAGGGGATTTCTTAGGAAATCTTGCCATGTGTAGGTAGCTGCCCCTCCAAGGGGGTTTCTTGGCAGGGAGGGGCAGCTATGAGGCGTTCGGATGACTTCGGTATTAAGTTGCCTTCTTGGTGCCTTGGGTGGTCAGCAATGATAGGTCTGGGGTGTGTCGGCTAGAGGGAATAGCCGTAGAGTCGTTTCCATTTCTTCTTCAGCTCAACCTGAGCTGCTTTGGATAGTTTCCTGAACCACTTATCTTCCCCTCTTGGGATTTCCTGCTCATAAAAAGAAACAAGGTCCGATGAGAGCCTGCCTACGACATCTGCCTTGAGTTCCTGATCTCCAATCCTGCAGACTCTGACTAGGCCGGTTAGTTTTCCATTGATGGTAACTAGGTAGATCCTCAGATGGGCTACGCTTCTTGATCCTGCTACGTCTCGAACTGTAATGTCTACGGCAGTTTCTACTCCCTCTCCGGCTTGGTAGTGAGTGTTTACTGCCACTTGGGCCTCGTTTTTGTAAATCTGATCTTCAAAAGAATGCTTGATGCGGGAATGGGTATCTCCCACTTCGCATTCTTCTACCTTGCCGGTAAAAAGTGTATTGCTCACTGGTTCTCCTTCTCGCTGGGGTTAATAATTTTTGGTGTTTCGACTACTTCAAGTTCGATCTGGCCCTTGCCGTGGCAGGCTGGGCATTCGATCTTGTCTTTTCCGTTCTTGGTGAGGATTACTAAAATTTCAGTACAATCCTGAATCATGGCTTGGAAGGCAAGGAGTGCGTCGGCTAGGCACTGGGGGGCTGGGTCTCCCACCAGCATTCCCATCCTGTCGAAGGTGCTGCCGCACTCGAAGGTGACGGTTGTGGGGTTTTTGTCCAGGGTATGAAGCAGGAGCTTGCTTGGTCCTGAGTCGCACAGCTTACAATGCATTCTTACTCTCCACTCTCTTGTCGCAGGTTGGGCAAAGACACTCGTCGTTCCAGATTCTCCAACCATAAAAGTTTATTAGATATAACCTTTGGGCTTTCTCTTCTTGCTCAAGCCCGCATCCCAGGCAGGTTCGGATGACTCTTACTGGCCAAACTGTCGTCTTGGTTCCCAGCTCGCCTTGAGCTTTCTGTCCTCTAGGGGTGGTGGCATATAGGGCTGCTCGTCCGTCGATACGGCTGGGGCTAATGTCTGGGAGGGGGGCGAGGGTGATGGAATGAACGAAGGCGAATTCTTCTTTTGCTTCTTGGGAGGCGGTACGGGCTGGGCAGGTGCAGCGTTCTGAGCTAGTCGCTTGGTCTGTGCTTTCGTCAGCGGGACCTGTACGACTTTGTACTTGTTGTTCGCGATGGTCAGGAATGCCTTGTTTGTTTTGTCCCATAGAGTTACCTCAATCTTACCGTTCGGCTTCTTGGGAAAGACTACGGAGCTGACTTCGAATTTGGGCGGCTTCATTTCTCTCTTCCTCTGATAACTTTCTTTTTAGTAGTTCTACCTTCTTCCTGTCTTTGTACCTCGTTAGTCTTTTCCTACATAGATTACAAACCTTCTTTCCTTCTTCTGGTTTTCTTGCTAGACACTGGCTGCACCGATCTGTTCTTTCCAGTAGTAGTTTTTTTCTTCTTAGCGTGAAGTACTCTTTGTGTTCTTGGCAAAGCGCAAACCCTGGTTGTACTGTCCGTGAACAGCGGGTACAAATCCCAGTAGGCTTTTTGGAACGCTTTCGCCCTCTCTGCAAAGAAGCGCGATAGCGAAGTCTCCACTTCGGAATCTTCATAGCACAGGCGTCCTGTCTGTGTTTTTGAATCTCTGGTACTGGAGTTCGTGCTCAAGGTAGACCGTACCTGTTTCGCCATTTCTGTTCTTTGCAATGATGAGTTCTAGGAGGCCACGATTCTTACACATGGGATCGTAATAATCATCTCTGTGGAGGAGCAGGACAACATCGGCATCCTGTTCGACCCCACCGGAATCGCGTAGATCCGAAAGCCACGGTTTCTTTTCCTGCCTGAACTCAACCTGTCGGTTGAGCTGGGCCATGCAAAGGACTCCACACTTGAGTTCTCTCGCGAGTGCCTTGAGTTCGGAACTGATGTGAGTGACTTCTGCATACTTATCCTTTTTGTTTTTGGCTTCGATGCGTCCCAAGTAGTCAATCACCACGAGATCCAGCCCACCTTTCTGGGCAGAGAACGATCTAATCTTAGAACACAAATGATCAATGTCAATCCTGGGTAGATCAAGACACCAGAAATTCTTTTTGGTATTCAGAAGAGTATTGGCTTCCTCTGCCATCGTTCGCCAGAATTCTGGAGTGACCAGGCCGGCCATCATGTGTTCCTTGATGGTAGAGCTGACCGAGGAGATGTACCGCAGCAGAAGCTGCGTCTTGGGCATTTCAAGCGTTACGAAGAGCACATGCTTGTTCTTCCGTACTGCAGCATGACCCGAGATCTGAAGCCCGATAAGCGTCTTCCCCATACTGGGACGAGCTGCAGCAATTACGAATTGTCCTTCCTTGATGCCACCACAAAGATACTTATCAAGCATATCAAAGCCAGTACTAACATTTCGGAGCCCATCTCCTCCTCCTTTCTCGATCATGTCGAGAAGCTCATTGATGCCTTCCGAAAAAGCCTCGATCTCGATATTGGAATTTTCTTTATGAATAGAATCAATTGTATGCGTGATGCTGGAGATGAGAGTCTCTACGTCCTCTCCCTTCGATGCCATCTCCCAAACTGTGTGACAAGCAGTGCCAATAAGATTTCTATAGAAGGCTGCCTTGAGACGCTTCACTAGGTCTGGGAGTAAGGTAGGAGCTGGGAAGCTATCCATGAGATCGGATAGCGTTGCTGCGGTATGACGACCGGATGCGTTCTCTCGAAGCAGTTCATTTTGGATCAATGAGATCTGACCACAGCTTGGTGAACCCAAATTTAGAATGGCTTGATAAATCTCCTTATGTTCTGTAGTCTGAAAGTGTTTAGGTTCGAGTGCTTGGTATTTGACGATCTCGAATGATTCTGGAAAGGTAACAAGGGTGGAAAGGATTTCCTTTTCGATTTGCTTACAATTCGCGAAAGCTGTTGCCACTGTCTCTGCTTCACGTTTCATGCTGCATTCCTTTCGCCCCGGAAGGGGTACACTACAGTATAGGTCGAGGTGCCCAACATGTCAAGAGGGAAAGAGGAGCCGGAGAATCCATTTGAAGGATTGGCCGAGCTAGATGATGAAGCCAAGGTTCCTTTGTTTCAGAAGTTCGTTGCTCTTCTTGAAGAGGGTGCTGAAGAGAATGATACTGCCAAGATTCGTAATGCTTCGCTTGGCTTAGCTGCTATCAAGAAAACGCAGGGTGCATCCGAAACGAAAGTACGCTGGCCAGAAGATTACATCAAGAGTGTTAGGCTCATGGCACTTTCGGATTTCGCGCACCAATCGGAATTGGACAAATACCGAGGTGTCCTAAAACGTGAGCGAAGCAAAGATTCAAGCAAGTCAAATTAGAGAGAGTCTGAAGATCATCAAGTATGGGTCGATGCTTCAGTCCGACGTGGACTGGCTTCGGCAAATGGTTGTAGAGAAAAGATATTGGTCACTCTACTTCTTCTGTAAGTTCTTCTGCGGCTATCACGATCTGGCTCCAAAGGTTCATCTGCTCTATACGGAATTTCTGGATGATGACGAGAACCAATACAAACTAGCCCTCATGCCCCGAGACTTCATCAAGTCTTGGATTCAACGCGCTAAGATCTTTCTGGATTATCTGAGGAATCATGACGAACGTATTCTTCTCGTCATGTCCACAGAGGATCTAGTACGAAACGCTTCGGAGCAGATCCGGGCGATGGCAATGAAGAATCAAATCATTCGCCACGTCTTTCCGGAAGTCAGGATCGCAGAGAACGAAGCAGAGCGTTGGACGATCAAGGCACAAACTCTTCCGCGCATCGTAGACGCACCAGAGGGAACGTTCAACTACGCAGGAGTCAAGACGGAGCTGGTGTCGGGACACTTTGACAGGATCTACCTAGATGACATCTACGCCAAGGAAGCATCCGAGTCGGTAGAGGCAGCACGAAAAGTATTCTCCATGCACGCTGGCTGTCAGGCTCTACTTAACCATCCCAAGAAAAGTACGATCACTCAGACTGCAACGAGATGGGCAGTAGACGATTTGTGCGGAACGATCATGGGGGAGGAGAAGCAATACACAAGTGAGCTAGTGTTTAGGGCAGAAGGAGATCCAAGGTACGTCTGTCTCAAGCGATCGGCCATCGAGAATGGCGAAGCGATCTGGGACGACAGGTTTGATCTTGAAGTGTTGAAGGAGATGGAGCGCGGGTACGAAGCTCAGAACATGGGGCACTTCTTTGCGTTCCAGCATCTCAACAACCCCATTGATGCGAAGGTGGTCGAGTTCCCTATCCCACGAAAGTGGACCCGTGGTAAGGACTACACGATTCTTCTCAATCAACCAGATGGTTCCCAGATCCCTATTGATGAGCGGGACCTCTATCGAACCATGACGATGGACCCAGCCTACACCGGAAAGAAACGGGGTGATGATTGTGCTATCTGCATTATTGGATCTCATTCAGAAGGATATCGCATTAACCTATATTCCAAAATCTTTCGTCTTGGTCTCCAAGAATTTAGGGAAAAAGTTATTCGAGTTATCTGGGAGTCAGAACGAAAAGGACTACCAATCGCCAGAGTCGGGATGGAAACCAACGCTCAACAGCTCGCCACAAAACTATATATTGATGAGAAAGCCAACGACGCCTCGACAGAGTACGGAAAAGTACGGATACCTTGGCAGCCGATTAAGGTCGTCTCGGAAGGGTCGAAGCACAACCGGATCAGGCAAATGATTCCCTACGTTGCTGAGGGGATGTACTACACCCATCCTGATTTCATTGATGCAAATAACGAAATGAAAATCTTTCCAGCTAGTAAGACCAGAGACAACTGGCTGGACGCGTTCGCTTATCAACCGCAAATCTGGAGCACTTCTTATCGGGAGAAGATTCCCCAAGAGATCGAGGAATGGCCAGGAGAATACGACCCTCAGCTCGCTATGCTAACCCAGAAGGATACCGAGGGGTATGGAGGATAGGACAGGCTCTTTGTAGCGTCTTTGTCTACTGGCGCCAGCTTTCCTACGACGCTGAGTGTCCTGAGCTTTATCTCTGGTCACAGGTGGCCAGGAATGCCATTGTCGACTACCTAGAGAACCCAGACAAGCACGTCAGGAAACGCGAGCGGGCAGTACCTCAGAAGCATCTAGAGAGCGCGTGTGAGTGGATCTTCTGCAAGTCCGACCTTCCCGATCTCCACTACCTTTGCAAGTCTTTTGGCCCACCTATCGAGTTTGTTCATTACTTGATCATCGCTGCTGCACTACAAAGACTTAAGATCCCAATGAGTGATGATGCTGAACTTAGTATTGACTTACATGGTCTAATAGAGGATATATCAGCTAAGGAGAGAAACAATGCCGCCAATGCCCCCGATGCCACCCATGCCACCACAACAGCCACCACCTGGCCAGCCGCCGCCTATGCAAGGTCCACCATCCTCACCTGGAATGCCACCAGTCCCGGAACCTCCTTTATCTCCGGAGTCTTTGGTTCTTTCAAAATCACAAGTAAACCAGGTGAAGCCGGACTGGAAACGTTTAAAGGGCGAACCAGTAAAAAATATTCAGCTATCGGATTCCGAGACTAAGCGTGTCGTCAAGCTGCTCAGGGACGAGGTTAGTCGAGCAGTCTCTGGACTGGCAAAGAAGAACGAAGAGACTAAGGAATATCGAGATCTTTATCTCGAGCGCAGGAAGCCAAAGACCAAGCCCTATGTGGGTTGCAGCAATATCGCTATGCCGATCATTGCTCCTGATGTTGACCTTGTTACCTCCCGTACGGTTCGTACACTTCAGGCTTCTCGACCGCCAGCTCAGGTTATTCCGGCAGTAGATCAGGATGTCGAACTAGAAGAACTGACCGAAGCCCAGAAGCTGATGAATTCCATTCTTGAGCATCCCGCTCTTGGGCTAGAAGAGTTTGAGTCTGAGTTTGTCCATGAAGTGGACAAGGTTGGAATCGGAATCGCCAAGGTGAAGTGGGATACGCAGACCCGTAACGTCTGTCGCTACAAGATCCAGCCTTCCGACAAGGAAACTGACGTTGAAGACAACATCGGTATTCCCGAAATTGTTGAAGAATCGGAAGTCGTCTACGAGGGCAATACCATCGAGACGATCAAGATTGAAGACTTCATCTACCCACCCGAGGAAGAAGGGAATCCCAAGCAGATCCAGTCTGGGTATTGGGTAGCGCATCGGTATGCTGAGACGATGGGCGAGATCCAGCGAAAGTGCAAGGAGGGCGTATACGACAAGAAGGTTCTAGAGCAGCTCAAGGACGTTGATGAACGTAGGAGCAGGAACGACTTCTCTTCCTACATTGACGAGGAGAGTGCTGCTTCGTTTGATGGTGGAGTCACGCCAGACAATGAGTACGGGAATCGGATTACGCTTTATGAAATCCATATCCGGTTCAACTTCAAGGACGAGAAGCGTGGCGCCCAGAAACAGAAAGACTGCATCTTCGTCTGCCATTTCGAGCCAGATCTGATTCTTTCTGCTCGGTATAATTTCTTCTTCCATGGTAAACGTCCATTTGTTCGCGCTCCTTTCCATGAAATCGGTACGTTCCGTGGTAAGGGCATTGCTCAGCGACTCAAGTACATGCAACACGCATCTAACGATGTGGTGAACATGGGGATTGATGCCGGCACCTGGGCTAATCTACTAACTCTAATCAAGAAACCAGATGCGGGGATTCAGCGTGGCAAGCAAGACAACCCAATGCCGGGATCAATTATCGTCTCAGAAGACCCAGCTTCCGTTCAAAGGCTTGATCTTGGAGACGCGAGTGGCTCTGTGTTCCAGTTTCTTCCGTTGTTCAAGGAATTCGCTGAGAAGGCTGGCGGTGTCACCGGAACACTCGCGGGCATGGAAGGAGAACGAGGCAACCGCGAAACCGCTTCTGGAGCAGGGCAGCGTACTGGCAATTCCAGCCCACTATTCGACATTCTGCTAGATTGTGTGAGACGGGCGCTAGAAGAAGCGTTCGATATGATGTTCTGGAATCAGCTTCAGTTCAAGCCAGAGGGAACTGATTATGTTTCCATGGATGAAACTGGAGTTCCAGCCAAGAAGCGTATCGAGCTTCCTGTTGATGCGATGGGCAAGTATCGGACCAAGGTCGTTACGTCCAGCGTAGCCGCCAATCCAGAGCTTAGGAAGCAGACGGTTCAGCACTTCATGGGTCTGCTCGATCCTGCTGAGCAGCAGCTTGTCGAGGTCATGGGTCAGATCTCCAACCCAGATACTCCTGACATGGTTAGGGATCAGCTAGTTCAGTCGCTCTCTCGCAGGTTCAAGCAACTCAAGCAGATTGCTGAAGCCTTCGAGCTTCCTGGCGCTCCTGCCCTTGTGCCTGACTTTGAGCAACAGTGGGCTCAGAAGAAGGACCAAGTGATGCAGGAGATCCAGCAGGCCAAGCAGCAGAAGGCTCAACAGAAGCCGCCCCTAGAGGCTGAGATTGCAAGGAAGGTGGCTTTCGACTGGGAGATGGCTCCCCCAGAGATTCAGGCCCAGATCTATGAACGTATGGGTTTTGAAATTCCAACTCTTCTAGCAGCTCAGGTAAAACAGATTAAGGAACAGGCAGCACAGGCAAATGCTCAAAATCAACCAGCCCCGAATCCCATGGGAGGCCCAGAAGGAGGAGGACCGGCAGGACCTATGCAGCCACCTCCTGGCCAATGAGCTGTTCCAAATTCTCGTTTGGGACGTAAGGAGACGACACGACGAGCTATCACTAGCGCAAGACGACTTCGACAACTCAGAAAAGATGGATGTCTTTATCAAGGGACAAAAGAAAGGCATCCTTCTTTTTGAGAAAACACTTGAAGATCTAGTCCTAAGAATGAAAGAGGAATAAAAACAAATGAGTTATCCCGGTCCCGATGACGAACCAAAGACAGAAGAGTTCAAGTCTAGCTTTGTAGACGACGATCCTGTCGAGTTTGAACCGAACACTGATGAAGATGGGTTCCCGACGGCAGTCGAGCAGCAAGAGCAGTACGACGAGTACGATGAGTTTGGCGCCAGGGCAGAACTTAATCGGATGGCTAAGGAGAATGCCGACGAGGAAGTGAATGCTCGGTATCAGGCTATTGTTGCAAAACTCAATCGCATCCCTAGCCAGCCACCATCTGAGGAGCAGTTCCTCCAGATGACAGAGCAGCAGAAAATGCTGGTGAGTGCGACATGGCAGGAACGCCAGCGTCTCATGGACGAGCTGAATAACGTCCTTCCTAACGAGCATCGTAGGATTTACGACTCGAACCAGGCCAAGGCTGAGCAGATCGTCAATATTCAAAAGAATCTTCAGTCCACATATCCCGATACTTGGATTCCGATTCTTCGCGAAGTTACCGACATGGCCCGTAAGGGAACCATCGACGCCAGCAAGCTGGCTAACCCAGAGACGTATCGGATTATGAATTACGTCATTATGGGTAGGAATCTAGACGACAAGGCTACTCGAGCCAAGTTTAGGTCGATGGCAGCAGGAGCTTCTCTTGCCGGCAGGGGTGGAACTGAGGGACATGACGATATCCACCAAATGCCCCCTAGACAATTGGAGGCGCAACTGCGAAGAATGCAATTTAGCGAAGGGGAGATTCGTTCGATTCTTCGGAAGAATTACCCTGGGAGCGTAAGGTAATGAAAGTAGATCCAAACTCAGCACCAGGGTACATGCCCAAGTGCGAAGATTTCTTGGGTAATCCTCTACTTAAGTCTGCTCCTCTTGGGGCAGTCAACGCCTATGCTCCCGATTGCACCTTTATCTACAATGTTCCCCCTTGCCCCTGTCCAGAGTGTGGCGGCAAGAACCAGATGGCGATTTATTGGCCCTACCCAGCTTCTCTAATGGAGATGGCCGAGCAGGGAATCAAACCAATCCCAGAGGACTGTTTCAAGAGGGACTGGAATGGTGGGAAGCCACTCATCCCAGCAGAACCCAATGTAGCGTTCAAGAATGGTTATCTGGTTAGGGAGCCTGGTGGTTGCGAGACTGTGGCTTGCTGGACGCTGTGTTCCAACCAGCGTCGGCTCATGACCAATATGTCCAATATTGCCAGAGCACGTCTTGAGGGTGAAGTAGTAAAAGGAGAAGGAGTAAAAACAGACGGATCTAATGCTCTAGACAAAGCGTTCATCAAGCAAAATGTTGGGGCCTATGAAGAAGAGATGATCGTCATCAATGGTATCCCGACACCCAAGAAACCTTTTGATCTCAAGCTACCCTAGGAGGTAAGCATGGCGAAAACTGCACCACTGATCAAGCCGTATGTTGTACGGCACATGGGAACTTGCCACGAGTTCTCGCTTGTCAATCCATGGCCAGTAGAAGTGAATGGCGCATCTTTTGTTGAGAGTGATCTAGTCGAGGCTCTTACGACTGGAAACATCAACAAGCTAAGTGCTGATGGCAACGTAATGGGGTTTGCGCTTAGTGCGAGTACCGGAACTGCCGGGACCAAGGTTCCGATCATGGCGCTCGACCCGCATTCGATCTGCCTTTTCAATCTTCATGAAGAGGACCAGGCCGGCAATCATCACACGTTTGCTCTTGCCGATCTCTATCACACCTATCGTGCCGCAACAAACGGAACCTATATGGGTCTTGATTACGACACAATCGACGGGAACGACAACCAGTTCTTCGTCATTGGCGTCCACCCTGATTATACCGTTGGGGATATCGACGTTTGGGTTTACGCAATGCCAGTCGTAAGCAAACTCGGCCTCAACAACGAACTGGTCCCATAAGGAGCTAGATCATGAGTTCACCACTTTATCTAAACTACGCAACTCATCCTCTAGCGTCTGTTGCTGCGAACGCTCGGGCTCTTCTCGAAGGGTTCAAGAAAGTTTTTGGTGACGAGCTAAAGGAAACCAAGGATGTCTACACTCAGATCTTTGACGTTCAGAAGTCTGAGAAGCGGTCAGAAGTTGTAACCGAGTGGGGCGGACTCACTCTTGCGACCGAGGCTGAGGACGCTGGTGGAACTGATTTTGAAGATATCTTCATGGGGGGTGTCAAGGAGACTCGGCACCGTGAATTCCGTAAGGGATATCGGATCACTCAGCAGACTCTTGAGGATGAGCTTTACGGCATCAGCAAGAAGGGGATGAAGGAACTTCCCCGTGTCTTCCCACGACGGGTCGAGTCCTACTGCGCGGGTATTGTTAGTTCCAGCTTCACCACGCTCTATGGTTTTGATCCTGTCTCTACCACCATTCCTCTTATCTCTGCTTCCCACAACTACGCACCTGGCAAGTATGACCTTACTGCAGGCTCCAGCGTAGTCACTTGGTCAAACCTCATGGCTGCCTCGGCTCCTAGCCCAAGCACCATTCAGGCTGGCTACATCCTCATGCAGAAGCAGCGTACTCGGGTTGGGGCACCAATGGACCTCGAACCAAGCACGATCCTCTGCAACACCAACCTCGTACCTGTTTTTTGGAAGATCTTCAACTCCATGAACCAGGCGTTCGAGTTCTCGAACACCAAGGGCATCATGGGGCCACAGGGTCCATGGAAGATGAAGGTTATCGAGTGGAAGTGGCTCGCCACCCAGAAGGAATGGTATATGATCGACACTAAGCAGTCGCCATATATCTTCTACTGGAGGATCAAGCCTACCTTCGCAAACGACGAGGACAAGCTTAACTGGGTCCATCGTTATTACGGACGTATGCGATTTAGCGCAGACGCCTATGAACCACGAGGGATCGTTGGCTCGGTAGGAGCCTAAACATGTCAGAGTTCGGAACAACCGCGCCTTCTGATATCGAGCTTGTCCGGACTGACAAGACTTCAGGTATCAGCTATTCGACTGGTCTTCCTCTTCTGGAGGATCGGTACATCAAGGGCGAAGACGATACGGATGTAAACTCCACAAAGGCCAAAGATCTTTATATCGTCGGTGGCTCAAAGACTGGAACTGGTTCTACTGGCAATGGTGGCGATGTCTACATTGATGGTGGAACCACTACTGGTGGTACGGCTGGCCGGGTGATTCTCGGTGCTGCTTCTTCCAGTATTGTTTTCTCTGGTCTGACTTCTCCTCCTGCTACTTGGACTGCTCTTCTCAACGCAAATGGTGGAATTGCCGTTGATACGACAAACTTCACTGTTAGCGGTACGACTGGTGCGGTTCACACGGCTGGTGACTTTGACGTGGCTACCACCAAGTTCACGGTTGCCGCGGCTTCTGGTGATACGGTTACGGCTGGTACGCTTCAGGCGGCTGGGATTGCTAACCTCAACGGTGGGATTGCAGTAGATACCACAAACTTTACCGTTGATGGAACGACTGGTGCTACTCACATTGCCGGTCAGCTTGATGTCTCTGGTTCTGCGTTCACGGTTGCTCCTACTACCGGGTTCGTTACTTCTAGTAGTGGGATCAAGAATGGTGGAGCCGCACTTACTGCTGGCACCATGACTGCTGCCGCGACTGGTTATTGCAACAAGACCTGGAGTAAGTACACCTGGACCAACGCCCAGGTCGCAGCTCTTGGGGCAAGCCTCACTGGTGATATCGCAGTTTGTACCCTTCCTGCCAAGACTGTCGTTCATCACGCCCTTGTCGTTCTCAGCACACAGGCTGCGGGATGCACTACCCTCACTGGTTCGGTTGGAATCACTGGTGCCGATTATATTGATTTTATCGTAGCTAGCGATCTCAAAGCTGCAGCAAACACCATTTATGGTAATGCTAAGGCCGAGCTTGGTGCTGCTCTCTATGATGCGACTACGGTCACTCCGTTCTATGTTCCATCATGGACTGCTACCTCAACGGTAAACATGCACTTCATTTCAACAGTGGACAACCTTTCGGCTGCCACGACTTGCAGCGGTGCGGTTTATCTTCTAACTTCTGTTCTTCCTTGATCACTAACCACATGATCTAATTGGCGGATGGGGGGCGAAAGCCCCCTTTCCTTTTTAGGAGAAAAAAGATATGTCAGGTTTCGCTAAGACGTATGTAGATAAGCAGTGGCTGATTGGCGGAGAGTCTAACGACTGGGATGAGGGAATTCAGGGAGATGCTGTCCTGGTTTCTATTGGGGCTGGTGGTACAGCTACCTCGGAAATGGCCGAACTTGGTTATGGAGCTGGTGGGTTTGCTCTTTATTTCTGCTCCCATGCGAATAGTACAATTACGATTGATATGGAAGTCTACGCGAACGGAGGCTACACGTCCGGCACCAACTGGTGCGCCGTGACTCCTTCGATTTGCTCCTTTGCCGTGACTGGGGATCAGTGGTACTGCGTTCCTTTTACCCCTCCTGCTGCCCGCAGAGCCCGCTTCAAGGTCACTTCTAGTGGAGCTACGACTTTCCGTATGCTCATGATGAGTGGAGGCTAAGTATGGCTTTCAACTTAGGTGGGTTCAGAAGCTGGCTTGATGAACTAGCGATGAGCGTGGGATTCAAACCACGCAAGACTGCACCTACGAATGGAGCAGTAGGAACTGGTATTGCTCCAGTCTGGTTTGATTCTGACGATTCCAAGCTCAAGTACACGTTCAATGGTGTGGACTACGAGATCCTTGGTACGGTTGGATCTCCTGCGTTTGTAAATCTCCAGAGTGGTACTCCCGGAACGCAGCAGACCGGGAACTCCAACGTGAGCGGGACGGCCCGGTCTGGGGTTGTCGAGGTTGGAGCAGCCGATGCCTACGCCAAGATCAGCCGAGCGAGCGCAGCCGAAACCCTGATCGAAGGGACCGGATCGTCTACCGATGTGGCAGTCTGGGTAAAGATGAAGGGCGCGGGGATTCATGGCGTCACCTGTGCGGCCAACACCACCAACGCTATTCTCATGTACCCCGAGCCTGCTGCCCAGTCCGCCATCGTCACTTCTGGCTCGAACGGTATCAAGATCTCCTCCTCTTCCCAGACCGGCCGTATCAACCTTGGTGGACCAGGAAGCAACACGGGCGTGGACGATGCTCGGCACAAGATCGAAGTCGTTCCCGACAAGACGAGTGGGCCTCAGATCCTGGCTGGCGGCGGGACTCCGGTATCTCCCGGGGTCTATCCTACCGAGCGCAACCTGATCCTCTCGCCGCTTGGCTCGGCCTCTCAGGTCCAGGTCAAAAACGAGGCGGACAACGCCTTCCTTCCCCTTGATGCTTCCCAGATCCGAGTCGGTGGGACTTGGGGCCAGTCGGTGCCGTACCTTGCTGCCAACGGGGCAGAGCTTGATGTCCGGAATGCAAACACCACGGCCTACACCAGGATCAACGCCGGTATTGTTTATGCCGGCACTTACGTTGATGCTGCTGCCGTGCTTGCGGCTGGGGTAAACACTGGTGGAACTTACATTGTCGACCATACCAGTGCAACCGAGAACCTTGGTGTAACTGCTTACGATATGGGCTGTCTCCACACAAACGTTGGAACAAGCACTGACGTTGCGCTGACTCTTCCGGCTGCTGCCAAGAACAAGAAGTACGGGTTCTTTGCCGCAAGTGATACTTACTACCTAAAGGTTATCGCCAACACTGGTGACGTGATCTACCTTGGAACTGATGTTTCCGCTTCGGCAGGATACATTAGAAGCAAGGCTGCTGGGTCTGTGGTTTGGCTTGTTGGCGTGACTGATGGGATCTGGGCCGCGATGGGTGCTTATTCTGGCACCTGGTCGAAGGATAGCTAAATGAGTATCGGACAGCCGTTTGGCGCGACCTACGAAGATTCCCAGTCTCCAGCCGGCTCGTTCCGTGCTGGTGTAACTGCTCCGGCCCTAACTCCAATCACGGCAAACATCGAATATGGTGGGTGGCAGGTAAACGATATTGGGTACTTCCCCATTCAGGTTAGACACCGCTCGGCTAAGGGTGGGGTAGTAATCCCCCATGTTCACTTCCTGTTTGCCGAGCAACCGACCGCTGGCAAGACGATCAGGTTCGAGCTTTACTACATCTATGCTCCGATCAACGCTAAGTTCTCGGCTCAGCAGGGGCCTTTCTACGCGGACTACACGGTCCCTGCTGCTGACGACATCTACCATCGTGTTGTGGCTTTCGCTAGCGCACCAGTGGCCCTAGACGCTACAGCCCCCAGAAGTGAGGCGTTTATCTGTAGCGTGAAGCGGCTAACGACCGGGGCTAGCGAGAGCAACAAAGACCCCATCGTCATGTTTGTGGATTTCCATGTGCCGGAGAATGCCTTTGGGACCATTACCGAGGATGCCTAAAGAATGGAAGATTTCGTATTCCTTTTGTCTGGACGACTTGATCAAGTGGATCAAGAGGAAGTGGAAGTCTAGATATGGGGCAACCTAAAGACACACAATATGCCGACAAGAAGTGCCCAGGCGGAAAGCTAACCAATTGGAAACCAAGCAAACAGCCGTGTAAGAAGCGTATTGTTACTTTGCTTAATCCAGTATTTACGACAGTCGAGGGTACGAATTTTGGATATCGCCAACTCCAAGTAGACAACACGCTTGCCGAACTTGAAGCTGCCTATGGGTACACTCCAACTGGTGTTGATCTGGGTGAGTTGATTATTAGAATCACTTACAACGGCAGAACTGACCAGATGGCTTCTTTCCTAATCGGTAGTGGGGCACCTGGGCACAGAGCGCTCATGGTTCTAGACGATATGAATCATGTTCATTGGGGTGATCCGCTGGTTGCTACTTTAATGATTTTCGAGGATGGGTTTGATTTTGATGAGATTACATACGCTCATTGCGCTATCTGTGGAGTTAACATTGCTCACAGGAAAAAGAATTTACGATATCATCCGATCACGGGTCAGTTCGTGTGTGCGGATGATTACGACAAGCTGGGAATGGTTCAGCTCGAACAGGAGAACCAGTACCGAGCGGGAGCTGTAGTCCGGCTAGGAGACGACTTTGCCAGTAAATCGGAGTGGCCGTAATGCTTAGTACAATCGACTATCTAGTCAAGGAAATCTCGGACAGGCTGGGGACCAGAACCGAGCTGGAAGGAACTGAGCAGGGCACTGCAGCCCCAGCAGGGCGCATTGAGCGAGCCCTCAATGATGCACTAGAGGAAGTCCTTGCGACCTACAAGCAAGAGACTTGGATCAGTGAGTACAACTGGTACATCAAATCCAACATCTACAAAACCGGAGCTGCAACAAACGCCGCAGAGGGCGTTACGATCTCTGGAGTTCATGGTGGTGTACCTGCCGGAGATCCGAATTGGACCATGAACACGACGGCTCCTGGTCCTTGTGTTGCAACTGCTGGTGTAGCTGGTGCCATTGCTGCTGGTTCGTATAGCTACATGGTTACCTATTCTAATGTTGCTACCGACCCTGCTTCTGGTCATTCGGCTGACGAAACAGAACCGAGCCTACTCTCTAATGTGATTACACTTGCAGTCCCAAGCAAGATCATGCTTACCAACATAGGGAAGTTTTCTGCTGGTATCTACAAAGCTGCTCGGATCTACAGAAGCGAGACGGATCATCCGCTTGATGGCCCTTGGTATTATGTTGGAAAGGTCACAACAACTGATTCTTCTATAAATACCCTATTTACCGACAACGCTTTGGCTTTAACGATCCGCACCGACAATATTCAGCCGCTCTATTACAACGGTTTGGATACGATTGGACAGGGCTGGATCTTCAAGTATGACGATGAGGATATCTGGCATGAGATCATTAGTGCGCCTTATGATGCCATCGCTGGTACTTGGTCTTTGGTTGTGTCTCCTCGGGTTGCTAATGCTCATACTGCCGCTACTTACCAAATTATCCAAAACAAGTTCAGAATGCCGGTAGGGTTTGGTGGAAGTCCTACCGATATCCACCACATCATTGACGTAAGGGACGTAGAGCAGCAGAGGCGACTAGATCCTTGCGATATTAGGTACCTAGACAAGATGTTTCTTGCGACCGGGAATCCAACCCATTACGCCAGGCTGAAGAATTACTTGATTACTTGGCCAGCATGTGACCTTGAGAATGTCTATTTCAGGATCAGGTACTACGCCCGGCCAGGGTACAAGCGAGTAGGACAGAACCCAAGCTTAACATTCTCCCCACTAAATGAAGAGTGGCAGAGCGTGATTGTGGACCTTGCTACGGCCAGATGTCTTATGCACCAGATGGAAACCGAACGTGCTGCTGCCTACCGTCAGATGGCTAAGGAGAAGGCTGAAGCCCTAATGAAGCCAGTAAATGAAGAAGATTGGGATCATCGCACGTCTCTTAAGCCTGATAGCACCTACAAGTCGGAGCGTCGAGATGGCCGGTAAGGGCGGGCAGGACCCGAATCTAAGAGAGCTAGTTCTCACCGGACCCTTCAAGGGGATGAGTCCCGACTCGTCCAACTGGTACATTGGACCTCCTGGCTACTTCATCTCTAGCGAGAATGTGGATTACCTCAAGGGTGAAGTGGCGACTCGCGCTGGAAGTTCGTATGTTCTAAACGAATCTGATTTGGACACCATCGCTGGTTCTATCACAATTGGTCAGGGGTCGGCTTTGGGTTCGATCTACCCTCCCAACTTCAAGAAAACCATTGGCGCCACAACCTACACGCAAAAGGCATTAGCTGATGGTTTGATGGTGCGCCAGGGAGAACCGGGATTTCTGTATGGCGAATATGGAACTTGGTATTCGAAGCTTTCTGGCGACTCCAGCACCATGTATTCTCTGCGCTTCCCAAAAGATTCAGCAACTTATTGGCTGAAGACAAATCTGGGGTTTGGATTTGCATATTACTCTCCGTCTACTACGGTAAATACAGCAGCAAAAACCGTGACTTGGGTTTCTGGGGATGATTTCACTGATGTGTGCCCCCTTGGGATGTACTTTGCAACAGAAACGAACAAGGGGACTACATCAGAATGGTATCGAGTGTTAAATGCCACGGCGACTACCATGACGCTTGATCGAGACGTAACGGCTGGAGAGAATGGGGTGGCTTTTCATCTCATCCCAGTCCTTTCCGGCAAGAATATGATCTCAACTGGTATCGCTTCGCCAGGAACAAAGATCGGGAAATATGCTACGGCTACCTATATCCCACCAATTGGTGGATGGTACGTTGGCGGTTGGCTCCACGGAGGTCTGATCTATGTTAATGGAACCAGCTCAAGTTCTTCTACTAATCTCGTAGTTGGCAGAAAGAATAACAAGACCGCCTACAGTGTTCGGGCTTCTGCCTACTACAACAACAGACTAGTATTAGCTTGTCCTCAAAGTTTGACGTACACATCTGCTTGGACACTAGACAACCATCCTTCGAGAATTGTGTATTCCAAAAATGGGGATTATTTCAATCTCAATCCAACAGATGGGATTGGCGCTGGCGCGTTCGACTCGGACCTCGGTAAGGTTATTGATTTGTTTGTAATGAGGGACACGCTCTACGGCCTTTGCTTATATGGGATCATTGCTATTCAAAAGACCGGCAACTCGACTATGCCATTTAGGCAGCAGACTGTACTAAGGACGAACACGATTACGGACACCCGCGCAGAAGTGGTAGACGAGTCGTTTGCAATCGTTTCTACCCTTGCCGGCCCAAAGAAGTTCGATGGCACCTCTCTTCAAGACATGAGCCCCGGAGTTGACGAGATCTTCCGTGGCCATGTTGTTGATTTTGTTCGGTACGATCCATTCAGAAAGAGAGTTTTCTTCTGGGTTTCGCAAATTGGCGTTAGTTTCCCATCGACCGCAAAGAACATCTACGTTTATGATTTTACTTCAAGCGCATGGTCGAAATGGATCTACACAGATCCTACCGGTACGAATGCGGCCCCAGAGCGAGACGCCAATGCTTGGTGTTCGTTTAGTTCGGCAGAGGAGCAGGACGAAGAATTGGTTGCTTGGACGACCATGGGAGATACGATCAACGCTAGTGCTAGTCCTTATGGACTAGTATCATATGCTAGGAGCAAATGCTCGGACTCTACCACCGTTATCCCCATGGCATTCCAAACAGCAGTTCTCGATGCAGACAAGTCTCGGGACATCAGAACAGCTACAAGAATTCGCGTAACGGTAGCCAAGCCGATCACGGCGCAATATACTATTTATGCAGACATCTACACAGATGGCGGAACGGCTCCAGCACTTACCATAGCGCTTGATCAACCCAGCTTAACTGGATCTGCCATTCAACATCTATACAAGACATTTGCTGGTGTATCTGGACAGCAATGGTCCGTAAAGATTAGGGTTAGTTCCAATGCAGAACGAGCCCGTGTCTACCAAGTGGCTCTTTCGTTTGTGGATCGTCAGGAAAAGAAGCCAAACTAATGTGGACGAACGAGATCCCTCCATTCTTCTACACGCCAGAGCCTCAAACTCTGGACTACAGCGAGCCTGAGTATGCAGAAGATCCGGACATCGCGTACTATCAGCAACAACTTTACGGGAAGCTAATCGGAAATATTCAGACTTTGGACACGAACCTCTCGACGTATGTCGAGTGGTTCGCCCAGATGGCAGAAGCGTTCCTACGCTATAACGAAAGAAACACTTCCATCATTAATGGGCAGGTGGAGTTCCCAACCCAGTATGCTATAGAGCATTCTGGCAATTTAAAGGTAAGTTATTCGACAATCTACTATGACCCAAGCTGGGATGGGGCCAGCGCAAATCCTTGGATTGCGATTCCTCATAATTACGGGGATGGTGGATTCGGGCAACGGCCCCGTGGTTGGTTCCAGATGGCTAACTCAGAAGCCAATTCTTCTGGTCGGTTCCTGGACCAGCTTGTTAGCAGCTCGTATCCTTGGGCGTTCGTTCAGGCTCCAGCGACCGGAACTTGGACTAACGCCACCATATTCACGGCTGATGACGCCAACTCCTGGGTGAATAATTTCATTACTGCTGGTGATGAGATCAAATGGTCCGCCAAGGTTCAGTACATCGCTGGTGCTCCATATGTTGATGTTTCGATAAATCCTAATTTGGTGGTAGCCGGTACTGGCGCTGTCGTCTTCCCTTCCGATATGCGGGTTGGACAATTCTTTTTATTTGATGGGTTCGGGTACGACCAGTGCTGCAGACGAATTGTTGAGATTATTGATTCTACTCATATCATTGTTGCTCCAGGGTACTTGGTAGACCAGAATAACCCAGCAGGTCCAGCCGTTACGCCCTATTCGGTGTGCTACTCGGACACTAGATGGCGCAGGATCTTGTCGGTTACTGCCGACACTCCAGATTTCATTACTGTTGAATCTCCGGGAACAGATTGCCCAATTGGCGTTTCTGGTAAATATGTAATTAGACGCCCTCCAGATGAGACGTACATCTATGTACATTTCGCTGGTAGTGGGATAACGGAAACTACTTTCTGCTGCTATTAGCAGCCTAGAGACGATGGCTGTCTAGGGGGCTAGGATGGTCAAGGAGGCAAGGTATGGCGGGTAACGGATACGGTAACTTCTGGGGTAATCAAGGCGGCTACGGCCGTTCTGGCGGCAAAGAACAGATGCCCAGTTGGATGCAGACCGGTACACAGCAGAGGTCCAACCGTTCAAACCAGATGAATCAAGGCGGCTACCAAGGTCCAAAGTACTACAACAACCAGAATGCTGGTTATAATTACTCGGGTGGTATGCCCAAGCAGCTTGGCGGAATGAGCCAAGGGAATCGGAACCAGTACAATCCGTATCAGCAATATCAACAATTCGACCAATACGAAAACTACACAATGTAAGGAGTAAGTCATGCCAGAAGATTATGCGGGAAACAGTGGATACAGCGAGATGCAGACCCCAATGTATGGTGGCGGGAAACCAGCTCCACCACCCTCTCAGTTTAACCCTTATGCAGTTGGTCAGCCTGGTGCCCGGATGCAGGGTGCTCCGGGTGGGCAGCAGTTTGGAAACAACATCTTTGGGACGCAGAATCCTAATCAGCGTCCTGGTTCTTACTGAGGAGTAGATCATGGCACTAGGTAACGTATTCGGTGGCGGTGGTGGTGCTCGTCCGATGACGGCCCCTCCTTCTGGTCCTGCTAAAGGTGCTCCTCAGATGGGTGGTGCTGCCCCTCCGATGGGGATGGCTGCCCCTTCGACTCCTCCTCCTGGTGGGGTTCCCCCTGCTCTCATGTCCCGTCCGGGAATGGTTGCTCCACAGATGGCTAATCCTTCCGCTAATCTAAATCCTAATATCTTTAGACGGAATGGGATGAACATTAACGGGAAGAATCCGAAGTTCGTCTATGGTGGTAATGCTGCAGATGCCAAGACTTACGGCCAGACGATTTACGGCCAGCCTGCTGGAATGCCGACCACCGAGACTGGTGGTAATTCTCCTAATGGCTATACTCCTCCAAACAACGGAGGCACTGGCGGTTCTCGGTAATGGGTAACTACTCCAGCTCAACCAACTATGGAAGTCGCAAAGGAATTGAACTCAAGCCAATTCGCCCCTCAGCCCAATCTGGTGAGCGAAAACCGAACTTCTTCAGAAGCACCACGCTTCACTAGTCTAGAAGAAGTAAAGCCTACCGAGCCTCCGATCCGAGTCATTCCGTCCAAATGGTGGACTCCTAACCGGGCGAAGGATGTATGGGATCGGATGTGTCTTTACTCTTGGATGCTGTCTGATGTCTCCAAGGGGGAAGCTGAATTTGTTTTTCGGGAGACTCTCCTGGGAAAGATTCATTGGTTTGAAATTGGTGGCGGTCTTGGCCTGGCGCACGTCTATGGAATTGAGGCTGGAGTAGGAACCATCAACATTGAGATCTTTGGCGACAAGAGAGAGTTCGCCAAGACGTATGGGATGGGGCGGGAGCCGCTCAGGGTGGCTCTACAAGCAATCATGGAGTGGTGCCAGGTAAGAAAGCTCAGGGCTTTCATTGCGGCTCCTAACGTCAAGTCTAGACGAATGGCACGCAGGATGGGGTTTGAAGAAGAGGGCCTCCTAAAGCAGGAATGGCTCGTGAGAAACAACCCAACTGATGTTTGGGTATATGGATATCTAGGAGGCAAGTGATGAGCGACGATACCAAACCAATTAGAACACCAGAGCAAGAGACTCTTTCCAAAGAAATGCTCGCCATGATTATGGCGATGAAGAAGAATCCAAACATGTACACCGGCAAGACGACTGCACCTAAGTCGCCTTTCCAGCTGGCCCAAGAAGCTCAGATGATGCAGAAAGCTAAGAATGGGCCAGGTGATCAGTTCGCTCGACAGAAGGCGCTGGCGAACAAGTACACAGGGTTTGGTGCCAAGTCCATGAACGGGAACACAGAGCGGCATTCCCGTAATCTGGATACCCAACTCAAGTACGAGCAGGGCGAAGCGGACAAGCGAAAGCAGCTTAATCCTTTCTTCTTTGACGAGAACCAGTCTTATATGAAGGATTGGGATAAGTTCAACAGGACTGGTGGACTACCAGAAGAGGGCGACAAGGCTCCAGTTGGGGGGGATAACGGAAGCCCCACTTCTCCAGCAAAGCCAGGAGAGGCAGTCAAGGGTCGCAAGTTCAGGCCTCCAACTGCTGGTCGGCGCTTTAATCCCTTGAACCCTAACTCCCGTGGTTTCGACACGGGTGGTCCTGCTGCTCCTCCAGTTGGTGAGGGCGAGGATGGGGATGACGGTCGGGGTGGTCGACCCATTGATCGGTAGGTTGATATGGCCAAACTAACTCCAGAACAAATCAAAGAAGCAGAGGACGAGTATAACCGGAAGAACTGGTTTGCTCACGGTCGTACTTGGGACCCTCATGGTTCTTTCTACGGTCGCCAAGGTGGGTTTGGTCAGCCAGCTGCTGGTGGTGAGGTAGATATTCAAATTGCCGGTGATGAGAACGATGCTCGAATTGGCAATTCTATTCGGGAAAAGCGCCAGCAGGCAGCAAACAACAATAACACGGCTAGACTAACTAAGCTCGGTATGAGCAAGGACGAAGCTCTTGCCTACATGATCAAGGCTGCCCTAGAGGGCCAGACTACCGAGAAGGTAGATGAGGACCTCGACACTTGGGAACAACCTGTAGATGACGAAGGTAAGCCCAAGGAAGATATTACTCCGATCACTACGGACATTAAGACCGGAGCTAAGTACGGTGGGAAACTAGCCGGACCTTTTGGTTATATTGCTGGTGGGTTAGGTGGTGCTGCTTATCACGGTGGCGAGCATTTTATGAATGCTTATGGCCGTAACGCTACCGAGGATGAAACTCTTGCTGCCATCATGGACAGGGGCGATGGTGGGTTTGCCGACCACTACGTTGATCCTGAGTACCACAACCGGAACGACAAGGATTACGAAGAGGGCAACAAGAACGCTCACGACTACTGGGAGCAAAGAAACCTGTCGGGAGAAGGAACACCTCAGAGTACCAGGGACCAGAACCCTGGTGAGCTTTCCTCTCCTAATCCTGGCGGTTACGACACCTCTAGCTGGGATGAGTACTTCAAGAAACTCAACGCTGGCCTACGTCAGCAGTCAACCAACGACTACGCCTCGCTTTCTGATGTGAAGCGAGCTAATGAATCTGGTCTTTCGACTCCCGAGAAAGACGTTACCGAATCATTCGAGCCCAGAGCGGGCGAGACTACTGAGGAAGCCAAGCAAAAGAAGAAGATGCTAGCCAGCCTTCTGGCAGCATTAGTGGGGTAGACATGCCTGCTCAATACGATCCCAATGCCGAGAACAGCTATGGAGCGATGGGTATCAATGAGAATTGGTACGGCGGAAACGCTTCAGACGTAATCAAGAATAACCAGTATCAGGGGAATCCTGGTGGTGGGTATCAGGCGAACACCGACCAGCTCTGGAATCTAGCTCTAAATCAGAACCAAGGCCCCAACGCTACCATCGACTACAACATGGGGCAGTACCAGCAAGGACCACAGTACGGTGGTCAGGCTGGTGGGGATCAGCGGAATCTGCAGTTCGGGTACGGCGGTCAAATGACCAAGTACAACGAGATGCCTCAGTTCCAAGCCGCTTCTCAGCAGATTGATGAGCAGACGGCAGCGGAACAGGCCAAGCTGAAGGAGGAGTTTGGAGACGCAGGGATGCGGATGTCCACTCCTCTGATGGCTCAGATGGGGCAGGTAAGCCGAAATGCAGCTAACGACAAGAACAAGCTTCTGCTCGACATGGACCGCGAAGAGACTCAGAAGGCGTGGGAACGCCAGATGGAAGAGTCGAACCGCATGTATAACAGAGGTAAGGATACCGAGCAAGAGACTTACAACCGTTGGGATACTGGTGATAAGAAGAACTACGACCAGTGGATGGGGCAGCAACAGCTCGGTTGGGATGTGGCTAAAGGCAAAGGCGATCTCCAGAACCGCCAATGGGATTCTCGATTCGGGAATGCCATGAGCTTAGACAATAGCATGTACGGTAGGGCTAACGACCAAGAGGCTCAGCGGTATGGTCGTTATCGCAATTCGATGCAGGACCAGCTAGCCGGCCAGGATACTGACTACAACAGGTGGTGGCAACAGCAGCAGAACCAGCAGGACATGATGAAGTGGGGTTCTGGACTGGATGCTCAGGCTAGCCAGGGTGAAGACAACTGGTGGGATCGGCTTGGGACTGGCATGGGTCAGATCGGTGCTGGCAATAACCAGCAAGCACAGCAACAGATCGCTCAGCAGATGCAGCAGCAGCAGTATTACCAACAGCAGCTTTGGAACATGATGCTACAGCAGGGCGGGATGGAGAATGGGGTCAACATGCAGGTGAACGATAACACCCCATGGTGGCAGAATCCCGGACTCTGGGGTGGCGTGGGTAGCATGATTGGAGGCATGTTCTAATGGGACAGGTCTACTACCACAAGAAAGACAACATTGGCGATGCGATCGCCATGGCTCTGCAGATGTTTAGTCAGAGCTACGAGCGCAACCAAGACAAGAAGAAAGCGGAAGAGATCCGCCTAGCTCACGAAAAGAAAGAGCAAGAGCGGTACGATACCGAACTGGGTCGGCAGAAGATTGCCGACGAGCGAAACGCAACGATCTTCAATCGTCAGTCTGATGAATACAACAAGAAGAAGGAAGCCGACGATACTGTCGCTTCTGTAATGACTGCGATGGCGCAACAGCCAGAGTATTCCCCAAACATCGCTGGAGTTTTTGGCGGAATTCCAGTTTACAATCCTGGCGATAATCCAAAGATTACTTCCGACACAGAAGGATTTAAGGCCAAACTAAACCCTGCGTGGTACAAGGCGCATGGGAATGCGATGGATCGTGCTACTTGGGAAAACATTACCAATATTGATGAAACAGAGCAACGCCATCATGAAGAGGTCGCCCAGAAGGAAGCCGAAACTCGCGAGGAACGGGCCTTTAGGAAGGGTCTTGCTGACTCTGACCACAAAACTCAACTAAAGATTGCTGGAATGCATTATGGCGACTACGACCCAAGCGGCACTGGTACAACTGGGACTGGTGGCCTTCGCACAAGAGGGAACAAGAAACTCCCGCCTGACCAGCAGGTTCGAGTAGATGTAGCGAAAGAGCGAATCAACTCTCTTCTTGAAGAAAGAAAGATGATCCAGGGTCACAAGTACGACAAAGATGCTAACCTCACACTTATCAACAATGACTTGGCAGAAAACAGACGAGCAATTGACGCGGCAGCCAGAGCTGTTGAGGATCTTCTTGATCCCAACGCTAAACAGAAGTTCTTTGAGCAGTTCGGACTTGGTGGAGATGCGGAGACGCCTGGTGCTCCAGGTGGTTCGCTTCCATTTGCACCAAGAGTAGATGCTTCTGGGTCTACTGGTACGTCAACCACTGCTCCAGCATCTTCACAGTCGGATTTTGTAACAAATCCTTCTCCGGTATATAAACCACAAAAGGTTGAGAAGTACGCGGATACCTCGATAGCTGAAGTTGATCCAATCCCATCAAATACTGATTTAATTAGTGAAAACGCTAACGCCATTCCAGGTAAAATTCTTGGTGGTTTAGAGACTGCTGGCACGAATATGGGTGATATTCCAAGTTCGGTTGGAAGCGGATTAGCACAAGCTGGTAGAAATGCCAGACAAGCTCCAGGCGCGATTGGTTCTGGTCTGCAATTGGCTGCCAAGAATGCAACATCGGGTCCAAGTGGTGACGATATCGCCAATGAAGCCTACGACAAATTGGGAATTGGCAAAGATATCGACATGTTCGATTTCGCAAAGTTTTATCTTTGGATGGATAGAGAGAACGACGCAAGAAGCGAACGCCACATTCCGGAATTATCAAAAGAAGAGGCACGAATTCTTTACGACAAGATTAGGAAAAGAAGGAACGCTTAATGGCTAGTGGCTATGAGCTACTCAAGCGGTATAGGGAAGATCCATCTAGAGCTAACAAGCTCGCTCTTGCCGAATGGGCCTGGGAGAATCGTGGTACTGACGAGGGAGATTTAGTAGTAGCTGCACTCAAGGGCGGCCCTACTGCTGGTCTACAAGCTCGGGAGAACCAGGCTCGCGGGATGGGGCAGACTCAGATTGATGCTCCTTACGAAGAGGATGTAGCAGGAAACGGGATCGTCTCTGGTCCTGCTCCTGATGGTTCTCTTTGGAATAACTTCCTTGCTGCTGCCGAGCGGGGCGGGGAGACTTCTACCAATCTAGTCGCTGGCCTGATGCCCAAGAGTATTCAGCAAGACTGGCAGAAGTACGGGCTTCCTTCCAAGCAGAAGCAGGTAGAGGAGCTAAGTAAGGCGGGAATCGGTGGCCTCGCTGGTAATGTTGCCGAGACTGCGATGGGAATGGCTGTAGACCCGACTCAGGTTGCCATGCTTCCTCTCATGGGGGGGCTCGGCCCTGCTGCCCTTGGTGCCGTCATGGCGGGCCAGAGTGCGCTAGAACAAAGGGGTGGGACTGGGGAGATCTCTCCTCTTGAAACTGGTCTTGCGTTTGGTGGTGGCTATGGGATGGGGAAAGTCTTTCATGGGGTTGGGGAATTCACCAAGGAAATGAATCCTCTCAAGGGGCTTGGTGTTCGGGCTGGGGCAATGGCTGGTTGGCCAATTGCCGAGCAAGCTGTAACTGGTCCGATTAGGGAAGCCGCCAAGCCAGGGGATGCAGACTGGGGCAAGTACCTTAGCGAGCAGTACCCTCAAGAACTGGCTGGTGCTGCTGGTCGTGGGCTTGGGATGGCGATTGGCGGAGAGGTAGTCAATCGAGCGTATGCACCAGTACAACAAGCCGGTGTGAAAGCTCAGATCCAAAAGACTGCCCAGAAGATTGCTGGTGAGGCGGCCAAGGTTTCTGGTGGTGATCCTTCTGTCATGGCCGAAGCTGGTTATCAGATGGCGCAAGAGGTAGCGCAAGCATCTAAGTTCGCCAAGCCAGAAGCTGATCTGCTTACTTCTAGCGTGATGAAGAGTGTCAGGGAAACCATTACACTAGAGAACGAAAGAATCAAAACGCTAGATGCGGCAGAACAACAGAAGATCGCCGCTGACCGTAAGGCTGCTAAGGATAATTTTGTTGCTCTCAAGGCGGCCAAGTTAGCTGCTGAGACCGAAGCACTACAGGCTTCTCTCGCCACTCCTCAGCAGGACGACCTAAGCAGAGACTCCATCAAGAAGACCAGGGAACAGCAACAAGTCCAGGATGCCCAGAACGGCAAGGCGGTTATTATTGATGCTAAGTCTTCCATGTCTCCTGCCGACTTTGCGGACATGGTTGATGAGTGGAAATTACTTGCTCCTGAAGCTGCCAAGAAGATCGAAGCTATCAAGGTAAAGCCGGAAGATTCTTCTCCAATGGCATATCAGGAAGTCTTTACAAAGATGAGGACTACTGCCCAAGATGCGGTAGATTCGTTCAAGAAGAACAGAGGACTGGTCGAGAAGCCTCCCGCTCTTCCTGGTGTTGAGGAAGCAGAACCTCCTCATGACATGGGTAGACAGCAGTTTGGTGGGATGGAAGAAGAGGCTGTTCCGCCACAAGCTCCCAAGCGACCAGTTGGATTAGAACAAGCTCCTGTTCCCCCGAACATTGGGCAAAAGGTAGCGTTTGATTCTGGTGGGGAAGTACCACTTCCACCAAAGAAACCAGCTATTGCCAGCTGGAAAGATATTGTCGTAACCCCAGAGAATACATCGGCATGGTCAAATATTGGTGATACTCCAGAAGAGCGCCAGCGTTTGACGGATCATGTTAAAGGGATTCTTTCCCAGTTCGGAAAAATTCCCCCAGAGCGTCTAGGGGAAGTAACCGAGAAGTATGTAGACGACACCCTCAAACGCGATAAGGCATTCCAGAACAATACTATTCGGGCGAACATGGTGAAGCTGATCATTGGCCGCATAAAAGAAAAGGCGCAAGAGGAAACTGCTAAGGCCAAGGCGAAAGAAGTAACTGCCAAACTAGAGAAGAAGGCGCCTGTAGAAAAGCCTCGCGTCGCCAATGCAGACCCAAGAGAAGCGGAACTTGCTGCGTTGATCAAGAAACATGGCATCTCATACAAGGATCTTTTGGATAAGGCTGATCCAGAGTATGGGCTGAGAAAGAGCGGCGCAGAGGATGGTGGTGACGGTGAAGAACCCGACTGGGATTATGAAGCGGACAAGGCCACGCTAAATCGTTTAGCGGAAATTGAAAAGACCCGTCAACTGACACCTGAAGAATCATCAGAGAAGAAGGATGCCAAGGAATATGTTGAACTGGTTCATAAGAATGCCGGCAAACAATCCGACATCGAACGAGCCGGAGAAGTATTTAGGGAGCTTTTAAGGGAACGCGGCCACTCGGATTGGAATGATTATGGTGCAGGGGGATTGCCTGATCAGTCCAGCCTAGAACAGCCTGATTCTCTTTACGGTCGCCTCAAGCGTGGACAGGTGAAGGCGGCAGAACCAATTCAGACAGAACCAATTCCCGAACCAGTTAGACTAAATCCCATAATTCCAGCTGAGCAACCCAAACCAATTGAGAAAAAGACGCCAACTGAGCTAACCCCAGCTGAGCGGCTAGAAGTAGCCAAGACTAATCGTTCTTATTCAATTCGGCAGGGTCGTCATGCTAGCGAGATCCTGGCTAGCGCCGAGATTGCCGGAACCACCTTTCCGGTAAACGACGCACTCCGGGATATCTTCACTCGTCACTTTACTGACTTCAATACTAAACTCAGGGATACGTTTGCTGCGACTTCTGGCGAGATCGACCGCCCCAAGACTGCTCGCGAGATTTCGAATCTAGTCACCAAGTCCAAGAAGAAACTTCTGGATGAGGTGACTAGAACCAAAGTAATCAATCCCACTCTAGAGGATGCAATTGAGGATCTTGGTAACTTTGCGGCTAAGACCTTCAACCAAGAGGTTAAGAATCTAAAGGAGCTGTCGAAGGATGGGGACAAGCGAGCCCAGATCCTTGCGGATAACTTCTCTACTGACCTTGGGATGGCCGATGAGAGCGCTGTAAGTCCCGAGACGACCATTACCTCTTCCGAGTCTCATCTTGTCTCTGTGCGCCAAGCAGAGGCCAAGAAAGTAGAGGGGGCGAGGACGGTCTGGCAGGGAGTAACTCGCTACGCAAAGAAAGTATCCAAGCCTGTCTTCCGTGTGGCCAGTAGATTCTTTGATGCTGGTGGCCCAGAAGCCAAAGCCAAGTACGATACTGAGGCAAAGGCTTGTGAAGCTAGGATCGAGAAGATTCAGCTTGAGTACGAGCGTACGGTTGCGGACGTCTCGGCAAAGATCGCTGCTCTCAAGACCGAATACGATCCACTTAAGAAACTCGCAGCTGATCTGAATGAGCTAGAGAAAGCCCAGGACGCAAGGCGGAAAGCTCTAGAAGAATCCGGGGCTACACCAGAAGAGCTTGATCTGGCTTGTGCGAAAACCGATGAACTTATTGATGCAATCAAGGCATCGGCTCCTGATCAAGCCCGCGCTCAAGTGAAACTGCTCCAACCGCGATACACAAGAGAAGATGCAGCAAGGCAACTTCTCGATCGTACAAAGAAAGATAACCAGGTTCTTGCTGTTGTTGGTGCTGCGTACAAGAGAACACTCGGCTGGGCAGAGAACTACCTAAAAGAAAATGAAGTCTTTGAGAGGATGATCGGCGGCGGCAAAGAGGCCGCCATGCCACATGATGAAGCTGTTGACCGACAAGATGCCCTTGATCTTGCTAGCCGAATCTATAATTACGCTATTGCCAAAAAGGTTCAGTTGAAAGTTGGTGGGAAATCACCACAAGACGACCTTGCTTCAGAGGTTATTAATCTTCTCTGGGGTCATCTACCACCAAAAGAAAGATATGCACAGGTAGTTGAAGATCGTGGGTTCACGGCATTCAATCTCGAAAGTGATACCCTTCTTGGTCGGCCGATTGGAGACTTTCTAAAAGCCAAGACTAGAGCAGACAAGGCTTACAACCAGAGGGTTGTCCCGCTAAGCAAGAGCGAGCTTCAGCACCTTGAGCTTGTGCGCGAGATAGAAACTGCCAAGCGAAGTGGTGGCGTAGATATTGATGAAGAGAAGGTGGCGCAAGCTCTCGGCATCAATGTTACGAGCGAAGTTGAGTGGTTGGCTTCCACCTATTCACATTCCGACAAAATCAAACTAGCCTTAGAACACGAAGCCGCGGACAATCCCAGGCTCGAAAGCAAAGAGATCGGCAAGCTGAATAAGTTAGCTGCTGGAACTGGTCCCGAAGCTGCCAAAGCCAAGCGGGCACTCAAGGCTAATGCCGCCAGGCTCAGGCGTCAGGCTCTTCTTACTGACGCAATCAAGACGGCCAATCTGACCGAAGAGGACTTCAGAGCTGCTGGTTTTACCGAGATGTGGGCGGAGAAGAAAGGTCAACTTGAGCAGGAACATGCTGGAGAGAACTCTATCGTCAACAGGTTTACTGACGCCCACCAGATCACTAGGATGTTGGAGATCAACAAGAGGCTAGAAGAATCTCTTCTCAATAGTCTGAACTCTTTCGATCAGAATGCTATCAAGTACAGGGTTGTTTACGATCCAGCATCCAAGAAATACAAGCTGACCATCGACAAGGGGAAGAGTGACGAGAAGGGCCACATTGGGTCGATGGTCCAGATGGCGGAACTTCGCGAGACGATGCTTCGCCAGATCCGGTCTGAAATTATTCAGTTCCTCCAGTACCAGCCGATCCCTCTTGAAGTAAAGATGGAAGCTCTTGAGAGCATGAGCCCCAAGGAACGGGCACATGCTGCTCTTCAGGGTGTTCTTTCCATTTGCAAGTTTGGGTCCGAGGCTGGTCGTCAGCAGAAGACTGCCACCATGATCACCAAGTTCCTGGATTCTAGAGCAAGAGCCTCTGCTCTTCTCTTTGGTGAAAGTCTCCCGCAGTATTACGAAAGATACTTCCATGGTGCTGTCGACTTCAACCCAGCGTTCAAGCTCTACTTCTCTAGAATCTTCAACCATGCTGGCGAGCAGCTCAGGCTACATCGAGAGTTTTCTGAGCGTGTAAGAAATACTGCCGAGAAGATTGCACAAGAGAAGCGCGAGGCTCGTGCTGAAGAAGAAGTTACTTCTGGTAAAGAACAATCGCTTAAGGCTTGGAATACGGCCGGCACCGAAAAGAAATCAGTCGAGGAGTTGTTTGATTCGAGAGAGGGGTCAAACGGATATCGCACAGATGAGCAGTTGGAGGATCTCAAGGAAGCTCGCGAGCGTGTCATTGGAGAGATGCAAGCTAACGAGAATAGCGATGAGGAGAAGATCTTCCTAAGAGATCTAGTCTACGCTGGAACCAAATCCTCTAACCCAGAAGGTTCTTTGCTTGGTCTAAAGCCTGGCAGACTCTCTCTCTTGGAAGGCAGAGATCTGTCGAAGCTACGGGCAGAAGACGAAGAGTTCTTCTCGGTTCAAGCGCAAAGGCAGGCTAACGGAATCCGGGGTATGTCTCTTTATGAGCCTGGTGCTAGTCGGGTACTTCTGTTTTCCAAGACAGGCAAGGCCCCCGATATCATTACGTTCATTCACGAACACGCCCATGGATTCCTTGACGATCTGACCTTCCTTGCGAGAACATCAAAGGCTCAGACGTATCGTGATGCCGTGTTCTCTTTCTTGGGTGTAGCTCCTGGCGAGAAACCTACTCATGCCCAAGCGGAGAAGTTTGCTTATACTGTAGAGAAATATCTTTATGACAAGGGACCAGAAGCACTCAAGGTTTTTGGTGATAACTTTGGAATTACAGCCAAGATTTTTGAGAACATTCAAGATCGGATGAACTACTTCCGAGATATCCCTAGCATCCTTAAGCCAGAAGTCGGAGCCGATCAGTTCGAGGCGATGCGTACTGTGCTAGAGGAAGGGTTTGGTCTGACTCCCAATCCATATACAGAGGAGTCGCTCAATGCTAGAGCCAAGAAGTGGGGTGCTGGCTTATCTGAGTATTACAAACAAAGATGTAGGGAGGCCTACGAGAGATACAGTAAAGATGAGCCGCTTGGGGCACAAAGGAAAGAAGACAGACAAGACTTTTTGCGGGCGGCTTGGAACCTACAGGAAGAGCGTGGAGCCGAGCGGGACTTTTTGGGTAAACAGATTTCTGAGGAGAAGGCTAACGATGCTGGACGAGGGACGACCGATCGCGATGATTCACAGGATAACCCAGATGCAGCTCGCGGCATTGGCATTGGGGGTGGGCCTGGAATCGCTGGACCCGGAAGCGTCGGCAGCGAAGGAGCAACTGGGGCTACGGGATCTCCAGCAGGTAATGACTCCACGGGTGCTGGCTCGCCGGGTGCGGAAAGTACGCCTGCAAATGGGGGAAGATCCGGAGCAGTACCTGAATTCCCTGAGACGGTACGCGGCCCCTCCCGTGGCCCGAAAGAAAAAGGAACCGACCTGGTTGAAGTCTTGGGCGAAGAGCGCCATCCCTTCCTAGATAGTCTCAAGGATCTCTGGGATGTGAAGACTGGATTTGTTCCCGGATTAGCCGAACGGGGAAGAAAGCTCGGTAGGTATTTCTACTCTACTCTTCTTGAGCGAGTGGCCCAGATCGACAACAAGTACGCCAAGCAATTCGCTTCTCGTGGTGTTGAGGGAACCTACGCTAGTCGTAAGGTCCGTGGTCATATCGACCCAGAACTTCGTGATGTTCAGACTAGGATCAACGGATCTACCAAGGAATCCAAGAAGGCTGCCGAGGATCTCAGGAAGCTCATCAGGATTGGGGATGGTGCCCCAATTACAGTAATGAAGGCTTTGGCTGAAGGGTTTATTCCGGCAGAAGAACTCTTGCGTACTGGGCAGATTGGGGTAGAGGCGGTCGATGCTGTCCAGTCTCAGCAGAGACTTTGGAATAAGATCTCTCTTCTTTGTGAGCAGGTAGGCCTAAAGATCTACGACCCAGAAACTGGCGCATGGACTCCTTATAAAGCCAATACGGCAATGAAGATTCCAAGGGTATTCAATGATCGCTATTACGATGTGGTCAAAGAGATTGCCCATGGTGCAAAAACCCCTGCTGCCAAGGCTTTGATTGATGCTTTGAAGAAATCCAACCCAGCCAAGAATGAGGCAGAGATCGAGGGCTACTTCAAGAACATGTCCGAGGCCGTAACTCGTGGTGTCTCGGCTGAGTTCATGCGAGAGATCGAGAATATGCCTGACTCGATCATGGTAGGTAAAGAATCTATTGATCTAATGGACCGTGATCCATTTACTCTTTGGACTAGGTTTGCCGAGAAGCACATTCTTCGTCTTGGGTTCATCAGCAAGTTCGGTCAGGACACCATGGATACGAAGGTTGGGATGACCGACCAGCCCCTCATGGAAGACAAGCCATGGAGTCTCAAGGCCATGATCGACTTGGCTTCTGGGGGCAACCACGAGGCAAGAGAAGAGATCGAGAGCCTAGTTCGGGCAATGAATGGTTTGCCGGCACTCGGGCAGAGGCACCGGCCCGATGTTGGGACTAAAGCCTACCGAGCAATGGAATGGTTCGATGCTGCCTGGAGTGTATCTCGTGCGTTCAGGCTGTCTCGTTCTGCAGTCCCGAACATTCCCGAAACTCTAGGCAACACCCTGAGCTACGCTGGTTGGAATCGCTACAAGCAAGCTATTAAGGAAGTAGCCAAAGATCCAGAGCAAGCAAGGATCGACCTGGCTCGTGAGGGATACTTCACTTACGACATCATGAACAAGATGGCGGATAGTGGAAGGCAGGCTGATTCATTTAGGCGTATCGTTTCTGACTTTGTTTTGCACAACACCGGCAACCGACCAATGAACGAGATAAACGAGTTGGTTGCTGCCATGGCTGCCAAGATATTTGTGGGTGATGTCCAGGCTGGTAAGGTTGGAACGCTGGACAAGGCTAGGCTTGGCGCTCTTGGGTTTGATGAAGCCCAGGTAGGGATCATGACTGGTAAGATTCCAGCCAAGGCTGGGGTTCGAGAGAAGCTTTTGGACATGGCCGGGTCGAGCTTTGCCAGGGTAACTAATGGGGCAGGTGCCTTTGCTGCCGAGCGTAGTCTGGCATCCAACAATCCATTTTGGAACAAGCTCTTCTTCGCTGATGCTTATGTCCAGATGAAGATGAACTCCTCGCTTACTCTCCTACAGCAGATGTTCTCGAAACAGACTGGTGGCTGGAAAGACAGGACTGCGGCTGCTGCTTTGTTCGGGCAGAACTTCGCTGGTACCCTCGCCTCCGCTGGGGTTGCGGCCGGGTTGCGGAATTTTTTGACTGGGGGGGCGAAAGGAAACTCTGTCTTCTTCAGTGAGCTTGAGGATGACAAGCTCCGGTCTCTTGGTGTGCTTTACCTTCAGGGGATGAATGGCGGTGCTGTAGATGCCATGCTCTCGATCGGAACTGACGAGGGAGATTCTGCTCGTCGGGCTTTGGGCAAGATTGACGGGCTTGGGTTCTTCTACAATGTCAAGGATTATTTCACCAAGACTGGGATCTACAAGGACATGACTCCTCTTGCTGCGTCGATCAAGTACATGCAGACGCAGGTTCCAATCATGACTGCTCGGCCAGCTGCTTCTACCCTTGCGATTCTGGGGCTAGGAGAACCAAAGAACGTGCTTCTTGATGGTGGGATTCAGGGCTACTACCGCTGGCGGGATACGATTCCAGACAAGGGGATCAGGACCCAGGTGACTGGGGACATGTCAGATGAGACAAAGAATCTACGTCAGAAGCTACGTTCTGTTTATGTTGCCCTCAAGAACGGAGCGCCAAACGAACAGCTAGATGTACTACTCAAAGCTGCAGTTGGCGCGGGAGAGCCTGACAAAGTTAGGTCGAGTCTCATGGGCAAGCGGTTGCTTTCTCCCAAGTGGATGACACCAGAGCTAAAGGAGTCCCTGAAGAATCGTATTGGAGCCGAGGCGTATGCTGAATTGGAACGACACGATCAACTAATTGAAGAGTGGGCGAGGAGGATTTAGTGTTGGACCTCAAGGAATTGATCACCATTGGCGCACAGATCCCTATTGTAATCATTGCTTTTTACTTTATCGGGAGGCAGATTGAAGTGCTAGCGAAGAGAGTGGAAGAGCAGAACGTCGCTCTCCAGAACCTGATTCATGAAACGAATACCGTTATTCGTGGTGTGACCGAAGCGATGACTGCGGTCAGGGTAATGATCGAAAGATCTCCGGGGCTTTGTCCCATCGAGATGAAAGATGAAAAAGAAACCAAGCAGCGTTGAAGAGCTACCGCTATCTCGGCAGGCTCGAATGCGGGATATGGACCCAGAAGTTCTAGCCAGCCTCATCAACATGCTCTCTAGCCGACGCCAAAGGGAAGAGGACAAGAGTAGAATCGGACAGCCGGGCTGGGATCTACCAAAGGATAGAATTGCAATGGCCAATCTAGATCTAGATGAAGGTGAATGGGAGGCAAAGAAGTGATTGGAGAAGAGCTACTGTCGTTCAAGACAGAGCGCATTAAAGCAGAATGGGATTCACCCAGTATGAACCAGCTGTTGAAGAAGATCGTCATTGATGTGGCTGCTAAGCGGTGGGAGATGCTGAGGAACAAGACGGTCGTGACGTGCATCTACCGAGACAAGCAAGAGAATGCTGATGCTCTCAGCACTTCCCAGACTCACTGCGAATGGCGAGCTGTAGACCTACGAGTCAACGGATCAAGCAAGAACGCAGAGGAATTTATTAGAGAAAAAGTAAACAAGACTTGGGATACTGGGCTGAAGAACATGCCTCGTGTTCCTCCTCTTGACCACGGAACTGCTCCCCACTATCACGTCCAGATCACTCGTAAGGAGGCTCGCTCATGAAACGCTTTGCTCTTTTCTGTCTCTGTCTGCTTGTCGCCTCTGCTGGTTGGGGGGCTACCGCCCTTTCCTTTTGTGTCGTGAATGGCGATACAATGGGAACTGTGGCTGGTGCTGATGTAACCGTTCGAGTCAGCGGAGGCATCATTGCCCAGGGTTACACTGACGCTGGTGGTTGTTTCGAAACTGATTACGTTGAGGTAGGAGAGGAGGTTAATCTTGTAGAGGTCGACGTGCTTTCTAAGTTCTACTTCCCGTCGTATACTTACCCACGTTGGGAATGCGAGCTTGCTTATCCTGTTTCTCCACCTTATGTTATGTGTGACACAACGATCAAGCTGGTTCCCAGGTATGTGTACGAACCCCCACTAAACATGAAACACAAGAGGAGTGAATAAATGGTTATCCCGATTGGGGCTGCGATCCTAGTGCTCGCAGGAAAGATCTATGCAATTACTCAGGCCATTAAGAAGTCTCCGTGGCTCGAAGCAATCTTCAACAAGTACCTTTCGCCTTGGGGACCTATTGCCCTTGCTGTGGTTGCTGCCCTTACTCTTGGTATTGTTGATTATGGACAGGATGGCCTTACGATCCAGGAGATCCTTACCATTCTTGGTGCCCTAGTGACTGCTATGGGTGGACATTTCGGCCTTAGCCTTCTTCGCGGCAAGGAAGACGGCAAGTAAATGAACATCGAACCAACTACGATTGAACCCCTCGGCGGTAGGGTTCTGGTTAAACTAGACCCAAAACCTACCCACTACCTCGACGGTATCGAACTCCCAACCGTAGCTGTATCGAAGCAGACGTGTCGGCAATGCCAAGGAGAAGGCGGTTTTGGCGTACCGATTTATGAAGAGGACAACCAACGCATCAATCGTTGGGAAGATGTCGAGTGCCACAGGTGCAACGGGAAGGGCTATCTCGAAGCCACCTATGACCCAAGGGAGCGAGATCTCCACACAGCAGTAGTCCTGGCTGTCGGTAAAGGAGACTGGCGTGTAGGGGAACTGGAGCCGGCTACTTACCAGCCCGTTTACTGGAAGGATCTACGCGAGCCGATGCCGATGAAGGAAGGAGATCGAGTAGTTCTAGCTGGGTGGGCAGGCCACTGCGGATACTCTTTCTTTCTTTCTGAAGATCTGCTGATAGTGAACCAGTACGAAGTGCTAGTAAATCTGGGGCCGGCTGCCAAGGTACAGGCACCGATAGTGATGCTTCCTCTACCTGTATCCAAAGCCCAGGATACTCTGCCCACCCTTTCACCCATGTAACATTCACAAAAAATTTATCATCTGGAACCACACCATAGCGTTCCAGCAAATGAAAAAGGGCGTCCTCCATGCCGGGTACATCCCGACGACGGAGGTCGCCCTTTTGGTAATGGATCGTTATGTCTACTTCAGAAGTAAAGTAAGGGCACCGATCCCGGCTGATCTGTAGGTCGAGAGCTTCGAACATCTTATCTCGCCACAGAACGAAACGCTTGCCTGGGATACGGTGCCCCTGCTTTGTGATGATGATGGAGTTCTTGCCGGAAGGCGGTTGGTCTGGAAGGAAGAGTCTTAGCATCCTTCCATTATAGTTCTACTTCCGGATGATTGCCAGGATCTCTCCTTCCCGCATGATGACGTACTCCTGGTCATCAATCTTGATGTCCGTGCCCGAGTACTTCCCCATGAGAATCGTGTCTCCTACCCGTACATCAAGCGGAAGGATGGAGCCTTCATCGGTCACTCGTCCAGTTCCTACCGCTACAACGAGAGCCTTCATGGGTTTCTCTTTGGCTGTCTCTGGAATGTGGATACCCGCCTCTGTCTTGAGTGGTGTATCATCAATTCTCGACAGAAGTACCCGATCGTGAAGTGGGATTACCTGCATTAGATCTCACCCTTTCTCAGTGCATCATGAAACTTGGACCTATAACTCTCGGTTAGAAGTCTGCAGCAGTTTGATACTTTATCAAGTTGGTTCTTCAAAAAGGGCGGACGATGAACTCCATAGTGGGAGTGATCTTACCAATGCCCGAACTAGCCTGGGCGATAGCATTAGATTCTGAACTGGCAAGAAACGCAACAGGATTAAGAACAATGAAAGGATCACCATTCTTCGGTCGGTCAATAATCGCAACCATGTAGATCTTCTGCGTCGTGTCCATCTTGTTGTTCCCTTTAATTAGATCTTCGGTCTTGGCAACTTCTCGTATCCCTACAAACGAATTACTCCCCATTCGTTCTCCCTGGTTGTGTAGTACACCTCTCTTACTTTGGCTTTGTGTAGAAGCGACAGGCATGATTCGCAAGGTCTTGCACACCCGATGCTCCCATCTCTTCGTACCCTAGCGACTGCAATGCGGCCATGTCGTCCCAGTTTTCTGACGACCCTGGCCTCGGCATGACCAGTAGGACATGGCTGTCCTTGTACGGAATGATTGGGAGAATAAACCAGCGTTCCATCAGCTCTCTCTCCACAAGCGTAGAGATAATACCTTCTCTTTTCGCCCCAGAGTTGCTGGACTTTGGCTCCAAGTATGGCCCTCGACAACAAGTCATCATCACTTCTCATGATCCTCCCCTACTTGATGGTAGTTCCTGTAGTTCCCGTATTTCCGTAAGTCCAAACAGGAGTGCTGGTTGTGATCGTAGGGAGAGAGTAGTACGGACAAGAGAAAGGAAAGGTTGGCCGAGTTTCAAGAACCATGAGACGATCCTCAATCTTCTTTGCCCACTTCCGATCCTCAATAAGCTGGTCGTTGAGTCGGTCGATCAGTGTGCTGAGTCTGCTACTATGCGTATTGATTCTTTCTACCAGCCAATTATAATTTGCATCAAGACTATCAAGTTTTGCTTTCGATGCTGTTAGTTTAAGTGTTCCGACTTCTCGTGTACACCATTTCAGAATCAGTTCGAAATCATTGATTCTCGAAGTAAGTGTTCCGTGTTTTCCTGACGGCTGTTTCTTGGCTGTCATCTCTACTTCTCCTTTGGCTTTCCGTACTTCTCTTTCTTCTTGTCCTGAAGCATCTCATACGCAAGCACTGCCATGTCCACAATGCGCTGCTTGAGCGTCTCGTCGTACTCCCTGGTAATCTCGTTCAGGTCGAGAAGCTCCCGGAACCTTTTAGAAAAAATTGGTAGCCAAATAACTGGTCGTCCTGCCATGTTAGTTCTCCTCTTTTTCAACTAGGTCAAACTTGCGGCCATCGTCAAACACATATTCAAGCTGAGTCTTGACGCGCTTCAGCATCACCAGTAGGTCCATTGCGTCTTTATATGTCTGGTCCTCGTGAATGCAAGTCATTTTGTGAACTGCCCTCATTACGACTTCGCGCATTCCGATCTCAAATAACAGTTCGTGGTTAAGTGTTAAGTCAGGTCGCGAGCCATCTGGAGACTTCACTTTTTGACGCTTGTGCTTGTATCTAAAGCTTTTGCGAAACTCTTCGCACACCTTGTTGAGAGCTTCGTTAATCAGTCGCTCATTCATTTGTTTGATCGAACGCTCTCGGTCTGGGTCCATTACTTTTCCTTTTGGTGTCCCTTGCCATGTATCCAGCTAGGTTGGATTGCTTTGACTGGTTTGGTGTATCTCTCCAATTCGATTCTCTTCTCTGCTAGTACGATATTCAGATGAGCAATCTCAAGAGAAGCAGCAAAAAGAGCAATCATCAGAGCAACGATGATGAAGAGGAACGAGAGGCGTTCGGGCCACTTCATTCTCACCCCTCGTGCCTTGTCCTGTTGAACCACAAGATCGCACCACAGAATATGAGGTATCCTCCAATATTGAAAATATAGGTATAGATCGTCGGATGAATGGCGGTCATGGTCACAATCATCATTCCGAAGTAGCCAATCGTAAACGGAAGCAGCTTCAGTTTCATCTATTCCCCCTTGTTTAATCTTTCTGCTTCATCTTTCGTCATTGTTTTGTGACGGTAACCACAATAGCGACACGTCCATTCGAGATGGTAGTATTTATCTAGTGCACCGATTGGTGGATCGCACAAGCACTTACAAGTAAACACTAGACTACTTTTTGGTGCAAACCCACACTTGGGACATTCTTCTGGGGGAAGGTACGTGTACCCTGGCTTTAGTTCTTCCACTTATTCCCCCTTGTGCTTGTCGTACTCTTTCACCAGAGCGTCGGTGCCAGCCTTGACGAAGCGGACCAATTCATCTTCGCTCTCAAACCCAATCCAGAAGTCTTCCGCAAACCTATCGCTAGCGTAGATCTTGCAGGGTAGAGGAGCCAGGCTGCCGATCTTCCCTACGAGTTCCGGCGAGCAGAAGTAGATGTTCTGCCATTCGCTCATGCTTGTCTCCTATGTGTACAGAGGGTTGGGGATTTCACGGGATCGGTCATGACTTCGACCACTATCGTTCCGCTAATTGCTGGCATGGAGCCGGGAGTCATACCCGACTGGTTAGCTCTGGCGCCACCGCTTCTCGCGTCTATCCTTTCCCCCCGTGGATTCGATCTACTACCCCCAGGTTGCTGGCCCTGGGAGCAGCGTTCAAAGAGATCGCAACCGGCAGAGTCAATTCCCTGCGTCGGCAAACTAGCAAAGAACCATGAGGTCAGCCAGCACTACTTGTTCCTCTGCCTGATCCAAGGCTCAGGTAGGCCTAACCCAAATCCACAATTGTGGTTGCCTTCTGAAAGGTAAAGGACTCCATGTATTCTTTTGCTTTCTGAAGAGAGTCAACCTTACCTAGAATTTTGTAGCAGTTCTGCTGTTTGTTCCAGAGCGAGCAAAGGAACTCAGCGTCTGGTTCTTCAATCCTGAGAGAGATCCTGCCAACCTGCTTCTTGCCGTAGTACCAGACGTAATCTGGTCCACACTCAAAGAACTCCCACTTATCTTTCCGCTTGGTCATCGTCTTGTCTTCGCCTTTCTTACGATCCTGTTCCAGTTGTTGATTGCCTCCTCTTCGTTCCTGCCTTGGAAGGCAACCAGAATATGACTGGTCGAATCATCTCCACACACACAACGCTGTACCCCATTCTCCATCACCTCAACGAATGGGTAGTTCCAACAAATCGGGCACGGTAGCGTATTAGGATTGCCCATCTTTCAGTCTTTCTAGTGTGGCTTCTACCAAGTCCTCTACCCTTGTGTAGCCACGCTTCTTGCTCTCTTCGTTTAGGAAAGTAAACGTCTGGGCTGTTAGAGATAGCGGAAGGTAGACCTTCTGGATGTTGACTCGACGCAAGACTCGATCAATTACATAGGACTTTGATTCACCATGATAAAATTTCTGGGCTAGGTTCAGTCCCTTCATTCCTTCTTCCGAAAGGTAGACATCCCCTATCTCGTTTTGTAACTTGTCTCCTGGGATGATCTTGCGTCGGTCAATCTTAGCCCACGTTACCGGCTTTGCCACGCTTCTTCACAGCCTTCAGAATTCCTTGGGCTTCTCGTTCCGCTTCCCACGCTGCTTTGACTGCGAGGAAAATCTTCCCCAACTGTCCCGCTTCTGCGGCTGTGAAGTAGGTGGCTTTGACGGGCTGGTCTTCTTCTCTTGGAACGCATACGACGCACCCTTCAGCTTCAATTCCCGTTCGATCTTTGAGAGCTTCATGGTAGCCGCCGATTTGGATGATCTGCTCGATCCTGACTTCTTCTGAAGTCTTCCAATCAATGATGATAGTTCCTTCTCCACGCTGTCCAATGAGATCTGCCGTTCCGGCAAAGTTATATCGAGGCGAATATAGTGTCTGTTCAAGGACATACTGTTGTAGCCCTCCATGAACCATTTCGTCCCACCATTTTTTCCACTTACCGAATAGAGCACATTCGGAAACAGTACCATCTTTGAGGAAGGCTTCGATTGCCGCATGGGTTTCAACTCCAATCTTCTGGGTTCGTGAGATCTCGTTGGTGTATCCATAGCCTCTACCCAGCTTCATCCCAAGACTCACAAGGTAGGAATCTCTGGATGAGTAGCGGTAGTTGTCGTGAACGTCGGCTGCGATCTTGGTTACGAACTCTCGTTCGCACCACGCTGCCCAAGGGATGAGCTGGAATTTGTTTAGGACTTTATTGATGGTAGTAACAGAAGGAGTCTCGGCTTCAACTCCCTCGAATTTGTACCACCCTTTCTTGACACGATAGCCTGGGGGCGAGAGCTTACCGAATAGATCTTTGGTGTACATGTTTGTTTAGTAAACCCGATGATGGGATTTCACGGTCCTGCCACTATGGCTAGCTAGGCAGTCAATTGTTCCGAGTCTTTCGAATCTCGTCTATCCACCATCTTGTATTACTTTTATTCTACCTTGCGATCCTTGACTCTTTGGTAGTTGCTTGTGTCAATGTCACAAGCCATACCACTGGGGAGTGGGACTACGCTGACAACGCTTGCTCTCGTTCCTCCATCTTCCTTCTTCTCGTGGCTAATGGTAATCATTGCCGGGAAGAGGATGAGAGAATCAAGATCAAACTTCCTTCGTTCGTCGTCAGTCTCGAATTTCCTTCCGCGCCACATCTGTAGCATCTGGATTAGGCCGCTCTTGATGTGGTCGGAAGCGGTGTACCACTTCTCGATCATGAAGTGCTGACCCTTCGTGTTCTTTGGGCTCATGAGCCATCGTAGGGCAAGCACACGCCTAGTCTTGACGGGTCCACCCTGATAGCTGCCAGTCTGCGTTCCCTTGTCGATCCAGTCTACAAACACGGCTGCGTATGTTCCTTCTGGGCATACATCACCAGCTTCGTACTTCTTCTTGCTGGAGAAATCTCCTAGCTTCACGACTCCCTCACTTTCTTGAGCAGCGCGTAAGCCAGATCCTTGGCTTCAACAAGGCTGCTAAATGCCCACGCTTCTTCCTTGCCTTCCGGATGCCAGAAAGCAATGGCACCATTGATACCAGAGACAATTGTTTTCAGCTCCTCTTTGAACTCCTCCTTCTTCAAGCAAGTGTAGAAGTTTACTAGGTCGCCTTTGTCTGCGAGGGTAACTCTTTCGTTGTCATCAACTTCGCTCATGTTTTCCTCGTGGGTGTAATGTAGTATCCTTGTTGCGAAATGTCAAGAAGTTTTTTCACCAGTTGGCCGAGTAGTAGATGAACTTACCAGCCTTCATCTCTACATAAGCATGAGTGAATGCTTTAAGGTCTTGAAGCATTTCCTCCTCGCTGTCTTCGCTTGTTCCCCAGAAGAATCCAGTAGCATACGGGAATGATTCACGGTTGACAAGTCGTCTGATGATTTTCTCCAGGTCGCTTGCCGTCAGTTCCATGCACTCGCAGTTGAAGTCCCCATTACTTCCCTTCTCTTTGAACAGAGACTCCATGTACCCGTTCAGGTTGGCGTGTTTGCGCCAGTAGTAGACCTGGGTATCGTTTACCATTGAGATGTTTTCATCCCACCACTTGGCCCGTTTCGTTTCATCAAGTGGCATGGGCTCTTTGACTGCATACAAATACTGATCAAGTCCCATGTCAGTTCACCTTTTCTGTAAACAAGTTGTCGATGATGTCCTTCGCCATCGTTACTGCGCTGATGTTTTCTTTGACGTGTTTCTCCATGTAACTATAAGTTTCGTCAATGATGTCTACCATTCTCAAGGCAAACTCTCTAGTTGTCACCCCTTTCGTTTTTAGTTCTCTGCCCAGTCGGATGCAGAGGTGAGTGCAGAATGGACCCTTCTCCTTCAAGAGTCCTTCATGCTTCATGATCTCCATCGCCCTGCCAAGATCAGCACCTAGGTAAACAGCCAAAGCAGTAGAACAAACATGCTCAAGATTGATATCACCATCAACATCTCTGACTACTACTTCAAAATCATTCACGCTGCCACCGCTTCCGAAAGAAGGATGCTCCACTTTCTGGTCGTGTCGATCTGGGTATCTGGGTGCTTGCTGTTCCTCGCGAGTGCCGTGGCTCCGTTGTAGAGATCGTACACGGTCGAAACCTGTCCCTCCTCTTTCTCTGCCATCTTGTACGCTGCCTTGATCTCTGCGTCCGAGAACTTGGCTCCCCTGAAACGCCTCATCCAATCCACAACCTTGTCCTCTCCGGCTGGGAGGAAGAGCTTTCGTGCGTTGTCAAAACTCGCCTGGATCTTCCCGTAATCAAACGAGTCGATGTGGTCGTACATCTCGGTCAGCTTCCACCTGCGATCCTGCACGTTCTTGGTATGTCTGCACTTCATCGTGATCTTGAAGAGAGCATCCCAAATGATAAGATTCCCGCAAACCTCTCGGAATGCAATGACCGTAATCTCTTCGCATCCCGCTCCAACATTGCTCGTCTGGAAAATGAATCCCATCTGGATTCCCTTGGGAGATCCATCATCAATCAGCCGGCTGCCTCCCGTGCCCATGAACACATGAAGGCTGCGATCGGTGGAGAAGATGGACATACGACCATCGTTCGTAGGGAATGGCTTCCAACCTGACCAATCAACAAACTTCTTCAAGCTTGCGAGAGGCTGGAGATGAGACACATGCCCAAACTTGGGTCCGTTGATTCCCCTGACTTCATTCTTGACGGTAGTCAAAGTAACAAGCCTGTCGCCTTGCTCTTTGTTCTCGTCGATCCAATCACTCAACCGCTCATTCCAAACGCGATCCTGAGTGTCGGGACTGAGCTTCTTCACGAACTGCATCGGAACACCAATCTTAGTAGCAAGCTGATTGGCCGACCAGTTGGTCATGTCGTACTCGGCTTCGAGATCGTCACTTAGAAGCGCAATGGATTCGGTTCCCGGCTTGATCTGAGCCCACTTGAGGTCGGTGTGTTCAATTTTGGTGGCCTCATCCTCAAGCTGCATAGCGAGGATCAGAGCGTCAAGATTCTCGTAGCTGGTTGTGTCCGGTCTGTTGTAGACCCGGTGCATCGTGTAGTCGTTCATTTACTTATCCTTTCACATCAATCGGAACCCAAATTGTAATTGTCCTGGTGATTAAATGCGCTGGATGAGCTTTTACTTCTGGGTGATAATCGTATTCCTGCATCTCTGTTGCTGGTTTATAGACTCTAGCGATCCAGACATTCCCTTCCCAGTCTTCTTTTACCTCTTCGTACCCAACAGTCCAACGCTGATGACTGACAATTTGTTCTTGTTTGTAGTTGAATTCTTCCCATTCTTTAAGTGTGAAAATCTTTTCTTCCATTTACTTGGTCCTTTCGTTGTTAGCAATCCACTTCTGGGCCTCGATCAAATGAGGAGTCGAGTAGGCGATGAATTCGCACTTGTCGAACTTCTGGTTCTTGTCCACCACATGATAGACAAACGCATCATTCACAAACTGGCAGACGATCCTGTACCAAATAGTTTCACGCATGTTAGTCTTCCTTGTCGATAAGTTCATCAATCAAGCTGCAAAGAATGGTCTTCACTCGTTTCACTGCATTCAACTCCTCCGTTGTCATCAACTTGATGCTGATCCTGTCCATGATGTTCGAGGCTTCCCAGGCTTCCTGGCATGTCCAGTTGCAACAACCGTCCATCTCTTTGTCTCGTTTGTCGGCAATTTCAACCAGAATGTCGAACTTCCTTTTGCACATCGCACATGTCCAATAAGTTCTCATGGCTTCCACCTCCTCCACCGACAGAAAGCGATCTCGCTTGACATGAAGGCGGCTAGCGTCGCGAATGCGGCTCCGAGAAAGCCGCCTCCCAACGCCATTACCCAATCCTTCCACGTTAGATAGTCGTACCAGCTCACGGCTTCTCCTTCCTCGCCTGGCAGGAATCGCACGCCCCGCAGTTGTCCTCTTCGAACTCGGACTTGCCGGTACACTTCCGTTTCGCCAGCGCAGAACGCCAGCGTTCGGCCTTGGCGATAGCGTCCGCAATCTCTTGCGCGAGTCTCGCCTCTCTACAGTCACAGGCGTAGTGGCATGTTCCGCAGGTCATTTCCCCTCCAGCGCGGCTCGGAGCGCTTCGCAGTTGCAGGTGCAGTTGCCGCTGATGTGATCCTCAAGGTGGGCCTCGATAGCGGCACGGAACCTTTCGGCCTGCAAGGCGATTTGCGCAGCCTCAGATTTCCAGTCGGTGCCCCCATCGCCCCTCGATCCGGAACCCGTTGCGATCAGCACGACCATCTCCCGTTCGAGCCTCTCCACCTCGGCCTCGGCCTTCTTGGCCCTCGCGTCGAGCGCCTCAATGATGACGAGATCGGCCGAAAGGAATATCTGTTGGGCTTCGTTCCCAGTCTCGAGCCTCTCCACCTCGGCCTTCGTGTCGATCAGCTCCTCTTGGTCAGCCCGGAGTGTGCTGGTGCACTCCGCAAGCTCGGCGGTGAGGCGGGCGATCTCGGCTCTTGAGTTCTTGAGATACTCGCAATGACATTGGTCTGGTGCATTGAGTTCTTCGCGAAGGCGGGCAATCTCGTCGTCTTTCATCGCCACGTTGTTCGCGTTCCTTTCCTGCTCGTAGGCGATCTCCTGCGTAAGTTTGTACGAGTAAGCCTCCTCGGCATCAATCCTCGCGTGAAGAGCTTTCTTCTCGACGGTCACAACTTCTGCTTGCTCCCTCGCCTCCCGCAGCTCGGCCACGAGAGCCTCCCTGCGTGTATCGGGATGGCCTTCCCTGCGATGGGCCGCGAGGATCTCGTCTTCTTCTTCAAGGTCGATCATACGAAGTGTCCCCATGCCGTACAGTCCGGCTCGTGCTGCATGATTCTTTCCTCGTCGGTCGGGTTGTCTGGGTCTAGTGGCTTCGGCGGATTCCTCGCACATCCGTAGCAAACCTCGGAAACGTAGAACCACCCCAACGCATACAGCTTTCTCTGATCTACCAAAGAGATCCGAACATCGTATGGCTGGCAACAGAAGAAACAATCATGCTCGGCCGCGTAGGATGGCTTTCCGTACTCGGCGAATATTTCAATCCCGTCGCGGATATTGTCGGACTTGTGCTCGATCATCGGTCTCCCTCCTCGAATCGGTTATCGGAAACGTCGATCCCAGCAAGGTCCAATGCGGCCGAACTTGCCGCCTCGACCTCATCGCTCCAAAGTCGCTCCCAAAGAGACGAGGGAGCTCCGGCGCAATGGTGGGCGGGGATGTGGATATCGACGATGTAATGATCGAAATGCTTTTCGATTTTCCATTGCTCGCCGCACCCGTGGCAGACGACCACAACCAAGAACACTTTGTTGTTACCGGTGGTCATCGGTCACGCTCCTTCAGCATCGCGTCGGCATAGGCGTAGGCTTTTCTCGCGGCCTTGCAGGGTGAGGCAAACATCCCGCCCGATGAAGCTAATCGTTCCAACGCCTGCCCCGCAAACCAGTCGCGGAGGGACATGCCCTCGGAACGGAGCCCGGAAATTTCTATCTCGCCGGTATCCTTCTTCGTCGCTGTGTATGCAACAAACGGGAACGCCGGCCCGCCGTCGTTCTTCATTTTTCCTCCCCAATAGGAAACAAAGCGGTGAGTTCGGCAAGAACGCAATTCTGCCTTGCTGTAATCTTCTTGGGATCGTAAATCTTCATCAGCATGGAAAGAACAATCTCCTGCTGTTCCTTGGTACAGTCATCGGCAGAGAAGATAACTTCTTCACATGCCCGCAAAAGCCGAAATACCTTTCTCCATTTCAAAAGAATGATTACTTCTTGTTCAGTCATTAGACACATCCATCTTGTTCGTAGTGTTCCGAATCCTTTGTCATGTCCGGAATCTGCTCTTCTCTCTTGGGCTCTCCAAACAACTGGAGAGTCTTATCCAAGGTGTCCAAAATCTTCTCGATGTCATACTCTGAAGCAAACTGGGCAGCTTCAACTTCCTTGTCTCTTCCAGTTCTGAAGATCGTGACGTTGTACGTGCACGGCACAAGTCGTACAACAATGCCATAGATCTCATACAAATCCTGGATTCTTTCTGCATTCTTTCTTGCGACTTTTTCGCTCAGTTCACTCATCTGTTGTACCTCACATAAACAGTCTTGTTTCGTTCCTGATCGTGGTACTGCTCCTGCCTCATAGCGTAAGCAGTATCGAAAGTATTCCATGCGAGTTCCTTAATCATGCTCTTTCTCTTCTTGCTTTTTTCCTCCTCTGCCCATGCGGCAATCTTCTGGTCTACATTACTATGAATTGCACTCACCATCATGCGACTCCATTTGGAATCGAACATGAGAAACGCAAGCTCCACAAGTTCGGTTGTTCTCTTCTGGTACATGGGACCCATCGACTTCTCGCTCATATTCTTTTACTCCTTTCTAAAGGAATATCAAAGCACTTTTAAGCAAGTCACAACCAACCGAAAACAGGGCGACCCAAGCGGCGCCGACGAAGGGCCAGTCAAGGCGGGAGGGAGGGGGACGCCTTGACGGGACCGGAGCGGCGACGCATTAAGCTAAGAGAATTTGCCCAAGAAATGAGCATGGGAAACTACACATAAGCAGCTAGCCTAAGCAGTCGGCCTAGCCTAAGTCATATGCCT